GAGAAGGTTACCGAGTATGAGAACTGTGATATAATTAGATGGACGGATCCATCAAACCGTTATCAGTACTTTATGAAATGTTCCCAATGATTAGTAAAACCTGGAAAGTAATGAATGATTTGGAAGAATCATTTAGTAACATTACAACATTTAGTTTTATGTTGAATAAACTGCAAGAAGCAGTAGATGCGAATGATAAACAGCAAATTGTTGATATTACTGCTGCACTGAATGCCTATTATCCCGTTTATACATCAGACTTTGATAAAAAGTTTCAAATTGCATGGTGTCAAGTCGTAAAAGGAGATCCTTATGACAACAAGTAAAGCACAACAAGCAAAGGAGGAGTTTTTGTATCCAACTCCTCCAATGAATCCAGATACAGATATGTCTTTTCTGGATATTGCAACAATCAATAATTTGAATAATTTTTCACATCATGTTTCATATTTGACAAATATGGCTGTGGGTGGTAAAATATCATCTCAAGATGCTTATGAAGAAATTAAAAAACTTTATAAAGCAATGAAACAATCTCATAAATCTCTTCAAGGTTCTTGGTTTTAATTATGGCTGATATTCCTGTATTCAAAAGTACAACTGATGAAGATACATATCAAACTATTTTTTTAGAAAAACTGAATAACTATTCAATGTGTATGAATGCAGTTCGTGGAAAGTATTATCCAAATTATAATTGGGATCAACTTACTGGTGAAACATTTTCTGTAATTCAGGAGATAACTTCAGAATTGATTTATAATTCTACAAGAGAATTTGAGAAGAAAGTACCAGGATATGAACTTGATCCTGCAGTTTATTCTAATATCGATCTATGAAACTTCAACGACCTTATCTGGGACCAGATAATACATTTGAGCAAAATCGTAAAATTCGTCTTCAAGAAATCATTGATGATTATCTGACAGATGATGATATTACACCTGAAGATTTTTTGACTGAGTTGAAAGAAGTCATTCAATTAAATATTAATTATTATCGAAATAATATGAATCGATTTTCAAATTTTATGAAACTTGTGAGTAGTCCAGTGAATTATCATGAAATTGTAGATTATTACAAGCATAGTGGACGATAATGAAACTGTCCATTCACTCTTGACAATGTAATGAAGATAACCTATACTTAAAAAGTTAATTACAGGAGTCAATGAAGTACTTTTTTGTTGTCGATCATTTTGTACCATTTCCAAGTTCAGAATATGGTGGATTGTGGAATGTCATCGCTTCAGATACTGAAGAATGTTTTGATCTCATTGTGTCAGAAGATGATGATATGTATCCTGAACATTATGGAAAATTGAGGGAGAATATTGAGAAAGCAACTAAATATCAATTAGTAGACGAACTAGAGTCTCAAGTTGTAGAGTCATTCCTTACCTAATATGGAAGAAAATATGATCGAAAGTCTTCAAACAAAAATTACAATTTTGGAGACTCAAATCGAACAACAGAAAAGAGAAATCAGTGATCTTCAAAATTTAATTGAATTAATTCGAGCAGATTCGCCAGATCAAAAAGAATTTGACTAATTATTTTTTATGAAATTTCATCATCAAGTTCCAGAAGGTTTTGAATACTGGCAAGAGCCATTTTCAAAAACAATGACTCGTATTTGGATTCGGAATCTGAGACCTTTCTCATACACTAGCGAACAACCAAGTTCAGTTTGGGGCTTTTGGGATAAAAAGAAAAAAGTATTTCTTGCTCCAATTAATCATAAGAAACCAGGAAAAGTTGTAGATATTGAAAAAACTACACCATATTCTGCAATGCAGTTGAATTTGAATCCTTTGGAATATGCATTATTGTCATGAGTTGTTATGATCCAAAAGTGAATGATTATGTGAAATGGAGAGATATTGAAGGATGGGTGTACTTCAGAGATTCACAAGATCATTACATTACAATTGAAATTAGTGCAAAACCAAAACCATTTTGTGAATACACGAAGAAAAGAATACATTTTAAAGATCATGTTTTAGTTGTATGTCAATCTTGGTATTGGAATGAATTGACTTATGTGAAGTCAAGAAAATCAGTTTATGATGATACCGAAACTTAAACTGTGCCAGTTGTCAAACAGGCCACAACTCCTTGACTTTTACGTCTAAATAACCTATATTAAAAAGGTAGTCACTCAGGAGTTCTCAATGCCTGTCACTTATCTTCCTCAAAAAGCACGTTACAGAATCACACTTGAACTTGATGTTATGGAAGATTTCTCTCCTCATAACATTGATTGGGAAAAGGTTCTTGACATTCAGGGATCTGAAAGTGTTGATGCTTATGTCGAAGATCTAAGCGTCCCTGACTGTTTCTTCTCCTGAAGAATCATATGGAAGTCATAAATACTTTTTGATTATGGCTTCCACACATAAAATCCAATGAAAACACTCAGTCAATTTCTTGCAGAAGCAAATTATGACCCTGAAATTATGGGTCGTTCGCAAATTAAACAGACTGGTGAAGGTGGAAGAAAAGAGCCTAAGAGACCTGCAACACAAAGGCGCCGTCCTGGTGTGAAACCAAGAGTGAAAGCAGTTGGTGGTGGAAAACAAGAACCTGTTGGTCCATACAAAGATCGAAAAGATATTGGTTCCACGAAAGCAAGAAGTGAAAGAGAACAACAACCTGAACAAGAACGTGGAAGTGCAAGAGAAAGACAGTTAGCTGCAGCAAAAGAAGAAAGAAGAAAGGCAGCACAAGCCAGAATTGCAGCAAAAAAAGCTGGTGGTCAAGCACCAACTGAAAAACCAAAAGCAAAAGAAGCTGAAAAGAAAGCATCTGAACTTCTGAAGAAAAAGACAAAGAAAACTGTCAGTCCTGATTACAAACCACAACAAGCATCAGGAATGACACGTCAAGAAAGAATGAAAGTAACTCGTAAGGGTGAAAGTTATCTTAAAGATATTATGAAACAACAAGAAACTGAAAAATATCGTAAAGAAACTGGTCAGAATCCAGATGCAAAAGGTAAAACTAAGATTTTAGGCAGAGTTCATAAGAGAATGTCAACTTGATGGCACAAGCTCGTTTATTTCAAACTCAGACTCAAGCAATTAACTATATTAAAAGAAAACTGTCATTGACTACAAAACAAGCAAAAGAATATCTGAGTAAAAATACATTTACAACATCAGATGATTCTGATAGAATATGGGTGAAAGTACCTGAGAGTTGAAGTTAGTTACCTGCAAAGGTCACCAGTAGTGAACGAACTTGATTATGGCAAACACTCATATTGAACATCCTGAAGATCTTGTATTGACTGGTGATCTATCGGTCTTTGATCTTCTTTATGATACTGCACACATCTCTATGAAGATGGATGGAATGTCATTGGTTTGGGGTACGAATCCTGCTAATGGTGAGTTTTTTGTGTGTACAAAATCTGCCTTTAATAAGAAAAAGATTCGTCTTTGTTATTCTGATGAAGATGTAAAAACTCATTTTGGTCATCAGCCAGAAGTCGAAGAGATTCTGAAGTCTTGTCTTCGTTATCTTCCTCGTACTGAGAACATTTATTGGGGAGATTGGCTTGGTTTTGGTGGAACTGACACGTTCAATCAAAACACTTTGGTCTATTCTTTTCCTGAGATTGTTGCTCAGAATCTTGTCATCGCACCTCACACTCAAGTGTATGTGCATGACGAACTTCACAACGCTACTTGTGAACCATTGATGGAAACTTTTGTTGATACGAATGATGTCAAATGGGTCCAGCCTTCGGTGGATCGTATTCATCAATCCACAAATGTTCCTAAAGTGAACACTGATGCAATTAAGTTTCTTTCTCGTAAGGAAGCAGAAGTTGCTAAGGTTTCGATCAACAAACTCATTAAAGAAGGTCAAAAAGTTGATGACGCATCTTTGATTGAGATTCTAGGTTGTCCACAACTTGCAAATCTGTATCAACTTGTAACAGAAATCAAGCTTGATTTGATGGATAGTCTTATTATTACGGATTCTCCTTCTTGTTTTCTTCCGAATGGATGGGAAACGACTGGAGAAGGTTATGTCTTTCATTCTGAAAGCTATGGAAGTGTGAAACTCGTCCGTCGCGAAGAGTTTGCATACGCCAACTTCAATTTTGGGTATTCAAGTTAGTTACCCGCAAAGGTCTCCCCTATTACAATCACCTCTCGTTATGATTACTCTTCGGCCTCATCAGACTGAAGCACAAAAAGCACTACTGAATCACTCCATCGGACAGTGCATCTTTCCGACTGGTGCAGGTAAAACACTGGTCGCAATCATGGATGCTGTGACTCGTTTTGAGTCTGACATTTCGCGTACCATTGTTGTTGTTTGCCCACGCATTCTTCTGGTCGAACAACTTTCTTCTGAGTATCTTGAGCATATCACAAATGCACATGTGATGCATGTGCATAGTGGTGAGACCAGACATTTCAAGACTACTAAACCTGAACAGATTAAACTTCATCATCAAGTTTGCAAAAATACAAACGAGCATGAGATTATCTTTACCACTTATCATTCTCTTCATCGTATTCAGGAAGCTGGGATTGATGTAGATACAATTTACTTTGATGAAGCACATAATTCTTGTCAAAGTAATTTCTATCCTTCGACTGAGTATTTCAGTAAGAATGCCAATCGTGCGTATTTCTTCACTGCAACTCGTAAGACCAGTGTGACACCGAAGAAGCCAGGCATGAACTGGACTGAGACTTATGGTCAGGTGATTGCACGAGTGTCTGCACCTGATCTTGTTCAGGGTGGATACATTCTTCCGCCTAAAGTCAAGGTGATTCGTATGGATCAGGTGGATAAAAAGTCCCTGACTCCTCACCTTGAGAGCAATAATGTTCTTGCTTCGATTGATGAAATTGGAATCAAGAAGATTCTAGTTTGTGTCAAGACTGCACGACAGTTGCAGAATCTGTTCATGACAGACTTTGCAGATCAATTGGCAGAACGTGGCTATTCGTATCTTTACATTACGGCCAAAACGGGAGCCATTGTTGATGGTCGCAAAGTGTCCCGTGAAGAGTTCTTTGAAACTCTGAATGCATGGGGTAAAGATAAGGCCAAGAAGTTTGTGTGTCTGCACAGAAGCATACTCAGCGAAGGAATTAACTGCAGTGAACTTGAAGCCGTTGTGTTTCTTCGTAACATGGACAGTATTGAGCTTCTTCAAACTGTCGGACGTGTGATTCGTGTCGGTTCAGAGAATAAAACCTATGGTATGCTTTGCGTACCAGTGTACTCCAATGTTGGAGTTTCGACTGAACGTTCACTTCAAAAGGTTGTTGACATTGTGTTTGAGAAAGGTGAAATGCTTGATTCTGTTGTTCGGAGGTGATTTATGGGATTTGATTACACAAACTCAAGAATCCTTAATTCACAACCTGGGCCAATGGGATTCGTGATTGGAAATGGAGAATATGCTGCCATTTCAATGATGGGAAGCACCACAAAGCTCATGGTAATACATAACGGTCTTCAGCTTAAAGTATGTCGAAACCGTCAATCTGCCATGAGTTTTATAGATAAACATAGAAAGAGAAAAAGTTAGTAACCTGCAAAGGTCTTCTGTAGTGTAACCGTTGACTTGATGATGACTAACCTGCACATTGAACTTTACAATGATGGCGTTTGGGAATGTCCGAACACTGGTATGTTGATTCCTCTGGGTTCTGCACCTTACACTGAAGAAGAAATTGCAGAGATGGAAAGGTTCAACATTGATGCACATCTTGATGACGCAATGGACTGGGACTTCTAGAAATGTCAAACACTCCAAACTGGCAACATAACAGCCAAAAACAAAAGAAAACGAAAGGAACTTGTAAGGGTGTTCTAAGAGGGCGTAAGCAGTCTCTAAGGGCCCTGAAACTCAAGTTAAGTAGTAAGAGTTAGTTACCTGCAAAGGTCTTCATCACTGTAACCCACTGATTTAATTATGGCAACTCGTTCGCGAATTGGCTTGGAACTTTCTGATGGTTCGATTCTTTCGGCATATCATCACTGGGATGGTTATGAATCCTGGTTGGGTCGTATTCTCAAAACTCACTACAACACTCGTGCTAAAGTAGCAGAGTTGATTGATGGTGGTGACATGAGCACTTGTTGGGATGAGAATAATCAACCCGAGTATTATGGCACTGATTGTCCTCCTCGTCTTGATAAAGATCTGTGCGAGTATCTTGATCCACTGAAGAGTGAAGAGTATGCTTATCTCTTCCGTAATGGTCAGTGGGTATGTTACAATATGCACGAGTTTGATGAACAACTTCCTGAAATTGTTGAAATCCCCTCTGGAGCACTCATGGCATGAAACTTAAATCAATTCTAATTGCAGGTATGTTAATGATACCTGCAATTTTTTCATCTCAAGCTCATGCTGATGAAAAGCATCGTTATCTTGCAAGAACCATTCGATCTGTTGGAGTTTCTGTAACGATCAACACAAGAGTTCATTGCACTCCAGGTGAATCTGGAAGTTATTATCCTGCAGGATTTATGGTCATCTGTCAGGACAATCGTAGGCAAGAAGGTGTCGAAGTCGAATGGACTGCGAACGATCTTGATACTCTACGCCATGAAGCACATCATCTCATTCAGGACTGTGCCATTGGTGGTATTGGTGATCGCAAGTTGTCTTTGATGTTTAACACTCAAGAAGAGCTTGTTAGATTTCTATCAAACTCTGGTTACACACAACAAGAACTGCAACAAATTTCTAGTCATTATCAAAAACAAGGTGTGACTGGCTATGATCTGTTGATGGAATTGGAAGCATTTGCAGTTGCTAGATCCATTCCTGCTGATATTATTGCAAACAAAATCAAGGAGTATTGTATCGAATGAATCTTGACAAATTGACTCACATTCAAAAAGAATTACTTGCAGATGATTGTGAAGACTTTCTTCTGCATCGTAACATTCCTCTTCGTTCTCATTCTTATGATAGTATCATTCAACAAGCATTGAAAGAGGGTTATCAAGTTTCTAAGTTTGATCGTTTCGTAAATCTTCCAAAATGAGAATCTCCACTTTTATCGGTCTTTCCGCATGTTTCATCTTTTTGATGTGGTGGAATGCATTTCTTGCACAACGTGACACTAAAATGTTCAATGCATATGATCAGGTTTGTGCTGAACTTCCACAATCACATCCTGACTGCCGATACGCAAAGTAATTTAAGTTAGTAACCTTCAAAAGTCCACACTATTGTAACTGATACATTATGAACAATTCTTCTCAGATTCTCCGTGAAATGCAAAGTCTTCAAAAAACCTGGAGGCAGCAGAACTTTATGTTCACGAAAGAACAATCTTCTCGTTATCAAGAATTGACTATGCTTCGCCACGCATTTATTTCATATTGGAAAGAGCAAGGTTTGGTGTGGTCTGGTCCGTCAAACGTGGGCAAAGCCAAAACTGAAACTGCAGCTTGATCTTTGTTGTTTATTTGATTTGATGATGCAATTTGATTCTAATCGTTCCGAAGTCTTTGAGACGGAAGGTACAGTTTTTGAGTACAATCATGAACGTACAGAATACATCGCAGATGATATTCTGAATCAATATGAAGCTCAAATGCGTAAGATGGTTGATGAGTTTAACTCGTCAAATCGAGCAAAGAAACTATCACTTGCAGATGACATCTTTTCACTTCATTCAGAATGGAATGTCACAAATAATAATGAAACATTGTATTTGGTATTCAATCATGAAGATGAATGTTTTACTGATGTCAGAACTGATAACGAACACTACACAAATCCTTTCAAAAAAAGTTAGTAACCTGCAAAGGTCTTCTGTAGTGTCACCATTGATCTAGCATATGTCTGAAACTTTCACTGTTCGTTTCGTATCTGAAGAGCTTGATTCTCCAGAATACTTTGGTCCATTCTATTCTGAAGATGATGCATATGACTTTGCCGATGATTCTAATTGTCGCTTATCTCTTGCAGGGATTCCTTCTTGGGTAGCATCTTACTCTGTTGTATGAATCTCACGACATTTGCGGTGATTACTTTCACCATTTGTTTTACATTCTTTTCATTCACTCTTCCTTAAATCTCATGGTTGAAACTTACAACTTCAGTGGCAATGTTGTCACCTTTCTGGGTTTGATTGGTGTGGTCTCCACTGGTATCATCGTGGCCACATCTTTTCGGCGTTATTTTAACTCTCCTCTGCGGAAATAAAGTTAGTAACCTGCAAAGGTCTTCTGTAGTGTAATTCACTGATTCTCATGAGGAAAGTTACAAAGCAACAAGCATTGATTCAGTTTCGTTATGTTTGGAAAGTGGAATCTATCCGCAATCCTGACATTAAAGGCGACACTGTTATGAAACGTGAAGCATGGAACAATTTTGTTGATTCTCTCAACAAAGAAGGCTATGTGACTGATTCTCAAGCATTTAACTGGTCCAATCCTTTCTGAATTATGACACTTGAAACTCAACTTCTCTTTCTTAAAGAAAGATTGCAAGAAGCAGTGAATGTTACTCACACTGCACCAGAAAATAAAGATCAAGGTTATCCTTATGCCACAGGATATTCTAAGTCTGTAATGGAAAATACTGTTAAAGAACTTGAGAGAATCATGCAACAACTTAGTGATTCTCAAGAGGTTGACTTTTGAGGAATTAAAGTGAGTTACCTCTAAAAGTCTTCTGTAGTGTCACCAACTGATTCTAAATGACAATCACCGAACGTAATCAAAAACTCTACGAACTTCGCCACAAATTGTTAATGAAGCGCGAAGAAGTTCGTATGATTGAGCGCGAAATCTGCGCTGTTCGTCAACAATACAAAGATGAACAGATGGGTGATATTTGGGAACAAATGTACGGAACTACGTCATTGTTTAATTGATACTCTGAACGGTATCTAAAACTGTCCATCAACTTCTGAAACAAAATGAATACAGGTTACACGCTGAATCGAGTTAACTTCACTCAAGATGAAGAAACTTGTATTCTTAAGTTTCTACGAGAAGCGCAAGAATGTGGCTACCCTTCAGGAAATGAGCCATATTATCCCATCATCAATTCAATTCTCCGAAAGTATTATGATTCGGATATTAAGGAAGAACAGGTCATTTGGTGAGAATTAAAGTGAGTAACCTGCAAAGGTCTTCAGTCGTGTAGGAATCAACTCAAGCTAAACAAAATGCAAATCACACAAAGCAAAACCGAGTTTCTGACTGAATCTTTGGTCGAGCAATTGAACGATCGTTGGTATGTTGAGAGTGTAGAATCTGAGAGTTCTTATGATTACTTTGCGAAGGCATTTATCAAGCCTGGTCGTAAGTATTTGAAGATTATGATTTGTGATGTGAATAGCAAAAATGCTGATTACAATCCTCGGCAGAATGGTCGAGTCTACATGTTTGTGGAGAAAGAGACTGGTTTCTGTTACAAACCCGCAAGTCTGAATGCACCTGCAAAAGGTGTTCGATTTGGCATTCATCAACTCGCCAATTATCCTGAGACATGTGATAAGTTTGGTTCTTTCCTTTATCTGAGGTGACATGGCACTTTTTCGTTATTGTTATTACACTGCCATTGGTATGTTTGTGATGATGTTGATACAATATGTGAAATCTTCGACCTGATAAAGTGAGTAACCTGCAAAGGTCCCCAGTAGTATGAAAGACAACTCTATGAAACCTGAAATGATTCAAATCAAGCGTACTTTTACTGACTTCTTTGGTGAAGTGAAAAAAGTTGATTACATTGGTCCATATTTCGCCGAAGAAGGTGAATGGATTCGTGATGTTCAAATGAAACATGATATGAGCAAAGGAAAGAATGTGAATGGTTTTCCTGCTACATCTTGGGAAATTGTTCCTTTCGTTCGTTGAGTTAAAGTTAGTTACCTGCAAAGGTCTGTAGTACTGTAACCCACTGATTGAAGAGCAAAATGATTCTGCAAATGGCATCTGATCTGAACACCGGCGAACGTCGTTGGGTTCTCAATGGTCAAGAAGATTGTGTGTATTCGACTGTCGAAATCGCTGGTCTGGCTACACTTTACAAAGGAAAGCTTCCTGAAGTGTTTGCCAATACTGAGATTGCAACTCTTCATAATACACCTGCTTGGCAATCTAAAGTCTGATAATCTGTTTCTTTTCATTCTTTCTTTTCTTTCTAAATCATGACTGACTTAACACAAACTGAACAATTGATGGAAGAAATTGATCGTATTGTTCACGATCATGTGAGTCAAAAGTTAACAGCTCAGGAGCAACTGAGTCTTGTGTTGCATCTATGTGATGCCGTTCGTTACCATTTCCCTTCTGATGACTGATTATTCGCATCAAATTGCAGTACTCATTGCAGAAACATTAGAGAAGTTGCAAGATCTGAATCCAGATCTTTATGCACTTCGTTACACTCAACTTCATTCCAATCATGAGAATTGGAATGTCATCAAACTTCATCAACTTGAGCAGGATCTGATTAATGAATCTCACAAAGCAGCAAACTGAAGAATTGATTTCGCGTTATTGCGAGATGATAATTGAAGATTTAGATACTAATAGTTTAATGAATCTTTGCCATGAGCTCTTAGTTCAAGAATATGAAGGAATGAGTTGTGATGATTTACAGGAGCATATTGTCAGTCTTCATGGTGAAGATGTATTGCAAGATCTTTTGAATTAAAGTAAGTAACCTGCAAAGGTCTTCAGTGGTGTAGGAAGCAATGAAAAGCAACATGACCATCACTGAGATTCAAGAAAGCATCGCTCTGACCGCTCGACTGGCGAAAGAGAATTATGATGCACGAAATCAAATTATTGATCGTCTCAACTCAACTGTTGTGAATGATGTGCGTTCCAAAGCTCGCTACATCGCTGGAGAGTGTTTCATGTACTTTCCTCTGAATAATCTCAACGGAGATAAGATTGATGAAGTGAAGCTTGAATGTCGTTGTTCTCCGACTGTCAAAGGTGGAATTCGCTTTTCTTACAAAGTGAATGAAAAGGTCATTGCACTTCCAAATGTGTTTCTGAAACTTGTAGATCTGGGTGTTTAAGTTAACTTTTTTTATCTGATTTTCTAATGACTTCCATTCAACGCGCTTGTGTGATTACTTCTCTTTGTAATATGTTTAATGATTATCATCAAAATGAAATCACACCTGATTGGTTATTAGAACTTCATTATCATAGCACTGATGAAGAATTATCAGGACGCATGTCAAATTGGAGAAAAAACCATCAAAATCAATTTACTCGTTTTGGTATTTACATCATGTGATAATTGTTTGAAATTAAAGTAAGTAACCTGCAAAGGTCTTCAGTGGTGTAGGAATCAACTCAAGCTAAACAAAATGCAAATCACCGTGATTCAAGTTTTCGATGTCAAGTTCGATACAACTGATGATGGATTTGAACAACTTACCGAACAAGAAGTTATCGAACTTGAGAGGGAAATTGAGGGTCAGATCTTTGAGATTGAAGCTGACCCAGAAGATGAAGAGCTCGAGTTCGATTACGAGGTCTGTGAAGCAATCTCTGAAGAAACTGGGTGGTTAGTCAAGTCTTTCAATTATCGTCACATTCTTGTTAATTAAGGAATCAAACTTCACATGAAACTGACAAAAGCACAGAAAGAGATTCTTGCCGAGATCACGCTCAACGACGGAATTTTGAATGCGAATCTGATTCGACAGAATAACATTCTTGATTCATTAGGTTTTCTGGAAAGTGTGAAGTTTGAGATTGTCTGAACCAATCTGACAAGTGTCACAAGGGGGATTGCAAAGTCCCCCAATCGATGCAATACTAACAATGTCGAAAGCAATCAAACCGATGCAAACTTTCAACGAACTTCAAGAATCCTACATTCATCAACTCATTTCTCCTCTCCGCAAATGACTTCACAATCGTCCTAAACTTTCTTCTCATGCGTAAGATCGAAACTTCAATGAACATTGCCATTTCTAACAATGAGAATTGGCAATGTGCAAACACTTCTGTGATCTTTGATTTCAAAACTCAAGAATCGAAAGTGTATCTGTATGGCAATCATATCGCTGATGTAGCTGATGATTACATTCGTTTGTTTGATGGTGGTTATCAAACTGCAACTACAAAGTCTCGTCTGAATGCTATTCTTGAAGAACACGGTGCTCCTGGCGAATACATCTTTCAGAAAGATTTTAAGTGGTTTATTCGTCTTTGGAATGGCACTGAACATTTCATCACTGAGTTTCGTAATTCCATGAAACTCGGCGCTCTTCCTTCTTCTCTTTGCCTCGTAGGTTGAGTTTCTATTTCAAATTGTAATTCACACTTTCCTCTCATGCAATTTCAAGACGAAGAACTTTCTCTGCTTTACAACGCTCTCGATAACAAACTTTCAGCATTGTTCTCATCTCGTCTCACACGAAAAGCAAATGGCGATTGGGATGAGTATGATGAAGAAGATTACTGGACAGTGTTTAAAAAACATCAACCTTTGTGGGATAAGTTACATCAACTCGTAAAAGAACAAAAATGAAACATACTCATAGAAATCGTGTTCGTTTATTCATTCTTGATCAGCTCTTTCAAGATGATGTGAGATTGAAACTTGCAGATCTATCTCGTGATTATGATATGGATGATTTTGAAGTGATGGAGTTTTATGAAAATGAAGTAGAACGCATTACCAAACTCTTTAACTATCCTGAATGCTCATGATGAACTCTAATCACAATTCTAACCTCTCAAAAATCAAACCTAAACTGAGAACTCAAGGACGCATTAGCGGTAACTTCGGTCGTAACAAAGTACAGTCAGGATCTACACTTAAAGAGATCGGATTGACTTCTAAAGATCATATTACAATCACTAAACCTTCTGATTACATTCAACGCATGTATCAGGTTTTTGATACTACTCAAGATTCAAAGATTCAACGATTTGCTTACAATGAAATCCGAAAGTATCTCATTCAAACAAATCAATGGCATTTATGACTTAAATCACTCAAATACACTTAAAATACCTGCTTTTATGTTAAAATCAATTAAAAAAAGGCATTTTTAATGTAATTAAGCGTTTGGTAATGATTGTGACTGTTTTTGAATAATGATATGAATTCGTATCAAATAGTGATCTGATTCATGATTATGATGATAGTTATGTCTCTCTAAATGCCTCATGGTCTTGTCATTAATGCCTTCTAAAACCTTCTAGTTATTATTCATTAAAACCTTCTAAATGCCTCATGGTCTTGTCATTAATGCCTTCTAAATGCCTCATGGTCTTGTCATTAATGCCTTCTAAAACCTTCTAGTTCTTGTTATCTAAGGCCGTATCATATCAGGCCTTTTTGATTTTGTCAAGGGCCCCAGATTTCTCAGAATTATTGTGAGTAACCTGCAAAAGTCTTTAGTAATGTAACCCACTGATTCTCAATGACATCAACACAGCAACTTCTGCAGGCTATTGATACATTGAAAGCAGAAGGTCATCAATCGATTAAGGTGACGCAATTGCCTTCTTCGATTAAACGTAAGCGCAAGTCTGTGTGGTCCTGATATGACCCTACAGCAGGGTTTCATATCTTTCTAGGTATCATTTGTCCTTCAGTATGACATTAAACTGCTGAGCTGTTCCTTTTATTCTTCTTGAATTATGTCACGCGAACTGATGATTAACCTGCTTCGTAAGGGATCCTGGATGCTATTGTGTCCACTGATGATCTGGAATCGATTGAAACTTCTGCTCCTGAGCCTACTTTGGAAGAGCTTGAGTTCTGATTACATAAGGCGGATAAGCACTAAAAAAACGGGGCTTACTCCGCATCTTTTTTAATTCAGTTGTCTGCTATTTGTCTCTCCTATGTGTGTTTAACTGTTTTGTTTGTGAGTGATAGTCTGACCCTTATTCCTTCACCTGGTAAACAGTCTGTTAGGGGGTTCAGTGTTAGAAACTCACAAGACAGTCAGTGACACTAACGGAACAAATAACAGTTTTATTTATGACTTTTCTTATCTTCACTTTTCATCATAATAGTTAGTTACCTCTAAAGGTCTTCAATACTGTAAGGCACACTTCACTCCAATGCAAATGAATCTGTACATCCTGAATGACGTTCTCGCTGATTGCACTGAAGGCATGACTGTAATCTGCGCAGCTGATGTTGAGCGTTGTTGGGAGATCTTTCTAGATGAATTTGGGCAAGTAGAAGATCGCCAATGGGCACGCGTGACTGTAATCGAAAATGTCAATCATTCTGAAGGAGTTGTATCTTATGTGTATGGAGGTGGTTGATACATTTCCGTATTCAAGTCAGTCCCCTATTCTTTCAAACATGATGCTCACTCAAGTTCAAACAATTCAAGCATGTTATGACTTTATGTGTGATCTTCCTTACACTGGCTTAGCTGAAGTTTGTGAAGAATCTCAAGTCACGCCTATAAGCACTCTTCTGCATGAAGATACTCCTCACGGTGTACCTTACTTTGATATTGAATTTGTATCAATTCAAGATGCTATTCGTTTCACTCGCACATACCTAGGCTCGAATGATTTAAGTGATCTTCGTGATTATCTTCAGCTGGATGTGACACAGTCTGAACTGCAAGATATGATGTAGATTAACAGTCTTGACATATCAGATCAGATCAGTTAGAATCATAGAGTCTTCAATATATAGCCACTATATAACAGTATTATATCAGCCACTATATAACAGATAAGGGTCGTATATAAGGCCCTTATTTGACAGTTATTATGAAATGCGGGGTGTTATTATAACGCCGCATAGAGCCCCCCCTTATAAAAAACGCATAAGTCCCTAACCTACAAAAGTATATTCCCGAGAGAGAAATAAAAAGAGAAAAAAAAATTTTCTGAGAGTCAGAGGGATATATAAACCGGCATATGAAAATAAGAAGATGAAAAAAAATTCCGTAGAAAAAATTTACCACATATATCTGAAGGATGAATGTGTTTTACATAATTTAAATGAGGAGATGTTTAAGAGTCATTGGGAGATTTTAAATAATCTGGTAGGATTAATGAAGACAGATTATACATCAGAGGATTTAAGTTATGAGATGTTAGAGAAAAGGTTTGAGGATTTGAAGGAAGAACGGAGTTATTAAAGAATGCGTCGTGAGAAGCCGTATTGGAATTTTTGGAAAGTTGTTTTTGCTGGGTGGTTAATTCGATATCCAATAATATTTTTTAGAACAATTTTTGTCTTAATATTTGTGAGTTGGATAGGATTGATGTATATGACATCAGAGACATCAAATGAATTGACAGGGGATAAATATCAAGGTATAATGAAAACTGACATGGAGTGAATTTAACTTATGGCTAAAGGATTTACAGTCAAAGCTGCACCACCGAAAGCAAAAAAGGGGAGTGATGCAGAATGGGACTATGGAACTATTAAGGAAAGAATGCGTGGTAAGGCAATTGTTTTTTGTCTACCAGGACGAGGATGTTCCTATACATTCATGAAAAATTTCGTTCAATTATGTTTTGATCTGGTACAAAATCAGATGAGTATTCAGATCAGTCAAGATTATTCATCCATGGTAAATTTTGCACGTTGTAAGTGTTTAGGTGCAAATGTACTTCGTGGACCTGATCAACTTCCATGGGATGGAAAATTGGAATATGATTATCAATTATGGATTGATAGTGATATTGTGTTTAATACTGAAAAGTTCTGGCAACTTTGTGATCTTGCTTTAAATAAAGATGGAGAAGAGAAACCAATTGTTGCTGGATGGTATAGTACAGAAGATGGTCGAACAACATCTGTTGCACATTGGTTAGAAGAAGATGATTTTCGTAATAATGGTGGAGTGATGAATCATGAAATGGTAGATGGTATTTCAAAACGAAAGAAACCATTTACTGTAGATTATACAGGATTTGGATGGGTCATGATTCAGAATGGAGTCTTTGAAAATGAGAAAATGAAATATCCATGGTTTGCACCAAAGATGCAAGTTTTTGAATCTGGTGCAGTACAAGATATGTGTGGTGAAGATGTATCATTCTGTTTAGATGCTATTGAAGCAGGATATGAAATTTGGTGTGATCCACGAATTCGTGTAGGTCATGAAAAGACACGAGTCATTTGATTTTTTCAAAAGAGGGGGTTGACACCCTCTTTTTTATTGTCTATACTATCAAGGTTCAAACAACACATCATGGAAACGTTTCGACCAATTAACACTTGTGATCAATGTGATTATACATGGCATCCAAGAGGTAAAAATCGATCATTGAAATGTCCAAGTTGTGGAAGTCGAAATGTTCATCTCATTCGTTGGACTCATCATTGGAAACGAATTGGTTTTGGATTATGTACAGGTCTTTTAAGTTTTGGTCTCATCACAACAAATCATAAACATTTAAAACTTCTTGGTGTTTTTGGTATACTTGGAAGTTCTTATGTTGTTTGGCAATCTATTGGTACAAAAGGAGAGTATGTGTAATTGCGAAATTTAAAAAATCACTGAATGGTTCAGATCTCATTGAATCACATCCCAAATCCACTCGACAGGGTTCAGGGAAACATACAAAATATTCTGCAACGAGCAGAAATAAAGCAAGAAACCCTTATCGAGGTCAAGGTCGTTAAATGTCCTACAAACTCACAGTCTTTGATGAATGGTCTTCAATTCATACTGAAGATTTGTGGGTTTATAATAAATTACAATTAAGTCAGGTCTTAGGTTATACTTGTGGTCCAGCAGGACTAGAAGTTCCTCGACCTGACTTTTATATTATTCGTCCTTGTATGAATCTTATGGGAATGGGCCGTTTCTCTAGAATTGAATATCTGAAAAACTCTACAGAACATTTACATCCAAGTGAATTCTGGTGCGAAATCTTTCAAGGTGAACATCTCTCTATTGATTATTATCAAGGCACTCCAGAACTTATTGTAAAAGGACTGAGAGACTCTTTAGAACCTCTATATAAATGGTCAAGATGGGAGAAGGTAAATACTCCTATTTTATTTCCAGATATCTTAAAAGAATTAGAAGAAAAATACGATTGGATTAATTGTGAATTTATAGATCAAAAATTAATTGAAGTTCACTTTAGAAGAAATCCAGATTTTAGATTTAATAATGAATCAATCATACCAATATGGGATGATGAAGAAACTCCAAAAGAAAACTACATAGAAGAGAAGGATTATAAAAGAAAAGGATTTATTATCAATGGATAAAGAATTTCTCAGAGAAATTAAACACGACAAGATTACACCAAAGAGTGATAAAAAACTAAATGAGGATGGTTTTTTTGAACTTGATGATGAGAAAAAAGAATCTTTGAATCAATTTATCTTAAGAGAGATTATTATTAATTAAATTTCGATTGAGTGTCTAAATAAGGTAGAATTGTTGTAGTAAAAAATTGCCTGTCCAAAGAATCAGTAAAGGGTTCAAAGACGTTAGTGCTTCATTTAAAATCAATCCATTAAATTCCGATTTAATTGTATTGAGAAATGAGAACGCTATCGCTAGATCAATTCGTAATATTATATTCACGATACCAGGTGAAAAACCATTTGAACCTAACTTTGGATCAAATGTGACAAATCTACTCTTTGAAAACATGTCTCAATTGACAGCAAATGCAATTAAGACTGAAATTCAAAATAGTATTAATGCATTTGAACCAAGAGTATCATTAATCAGTGTCAAGGTAAAGGCAAATTTTGATGATAATGCATTTGATTGTTTAATTAATTACAGAATCATTGGTATCGATGCACCCACTCAACAATTAACCTTTGCATTACAACCCACTAGGTAAATGCCTTTAGTTAATTTTAGCAACTTAAACTTTGATCAGATAAAGACATCCATAAAGGATTATCTTCGTGCAAATTCAAATTTCACTGATTATGATTTTGAAGGATCGAATTTATCTACAATCATTGATACACTAGCATATAATACATATATCACTTCATATAATGCCAATATGGTATCAAATGAGGTGTTTATTGATAGTGCTACATTAAGAGAGAACATAGTTTCTCTTGCAAGAAATATTGGTTATGTTCCAAGATCAAGAAAGTCTTCTACTGCAACAGTATCATTTTCTGTTGATGTTTCAAATACAAGAGCATTAACATTAACACTCAAAGCCGGAGCTGTATTAACATCCAGATCTACTGGTGTCAGAAGAACTCAGAATTTTATATTTTCAATTTTAAATGATATTACCGTTCCTGTTGATTCAAATGGATTTGCAAACTTCAATGGTATTGAAGTAAATGAGGGAACTTACATTACACAGACATTTACAGTTAATACAGCATACCCAAATCAAAGATTTATTTTACCAAATTCTGGAATTGATACAGATAAGATATCTGTAGTTGTAAAAGATAATCAACAATCAACTTTACAAAGAAAGTTTGAATTATTTGATAGTTTATTTTCTGTTGATGCATCAACAAGATTGTATTTTATTCAAGAAATTGAAAATGAACGATATGAATTATTATTTGGTGATGGGACTTTTGGTGTAGCACTTGAGAATCAAAACTATATTGAAGCAAGTTATATTACATCAAATGGAAGTCTAGCAAATAATATTTCTAATTTTTCATTCATCGGTTCACTTGTAGATAATAATGGTTCAGTAGTTACATCTGGTGTGTCTGTAATTACTACCGATCAACCTTCTGGTGGCGGTAAAGAGATTGAATCTGTAGAGTCAGTTAAGAAATATGCTCCACGTATCTATGCATCACAAAATAGAGCAGTAACCTCTTCAGATTATGAAGCAATCATTCCTTCATTGTATCCAGAAGCAGAGTCTGTTTCTGTATTCGGTGGAGAAGAACTGAGTCCTCCACAATATGGTAAGGTTTTTATTAGTATCAAACCATATAATGGTATATTCTTATCAAGTGATATAAAACAGAATTTACAACAAAGTTTGAGAAAATATTCTGTTGCAGGCATTATTTCAGAAATTATTGATCTAAAATATCTTTATATTGAAGCATCTGTAAAGGCATATTATAACAACAATTTAGCTCCTTCTTCTTCATTTGTTAGAGACCAGGTTATTACCAATATTCAAAGATACTCTGATTCTACTGAGTTAAATAAATTTGGTGCCAGATTTAAATATTCAAAATTTCAAAAAGTAGTTGATGATAGTCATGAATCAGTGACTTCCAATATTACAAATATTGATATGAGAAGAGATATTGAAGTAAAATTAAATACTTTCGCAGAGTATGAAATTTGTTTTGGTAATAGATTTCACATAAAAAATCCTGGTTACAACTCAGTAGTTGATGGTACATTAATTAGTTATAATGTTAAATCCTCTGGATTCAGAGTAAGTGGAATTAGTGGAACAGTTTATATTGGTGATCAACCTACAGGAAATTTAGATACGGGAACACTCTTTTTGTTTAAATTAAAAAGTTCTTCTGAACCAGTGATTGTTAAGAGAAATATTGGTAGTATTGATTACATTAAAGGTGAATTAAGATTAAATCCAATTAACATTATTTCAACAGTTGTGAATAGAAACACTCCTCTGATTGAAATTTCTGTAACACCATATTCAAATGATGTCATAGGTCTTCAAGATCTTTATCTTCAATTGGATGTAAATAATACAACAGTTGATGTAATTCTTGATAATATTTCTTCAGGGAATGACATATCAGGAAGTAACTATCTTGTTTCGTCAAGTTACACTACAAATAATCTTGTAAGAGGAAATCCTATCATAACCACCTCTTCAAATGATCAATTGTTGACCACTACTACTGTTAATGGTAATAGTGCCAATGTATCAAACTCAACATTATAATTTTCCTATTAAGTTAGAAAACAAAAATGACAGTAGATAGAGTTAAGTTTCAGGAAATCGTATCAAGTCAACTTCCTAGATATGTAAGGGAAGACTTTCCTCTTCTGGTAGAATTTTTGGAGCAGTATTATGTTTCTCAAGAATACCAGGGTGGTACTTATGATATAATTAATAATATCGATAAGTATGTAAAAGTCGATGAACTTTTTAATTTAAAAAATTCTACTACTTTATCATCAGATGTATCTTTTGTTGATACAACTATTCATGTTTCAAGTACCGAAGGATTTAATGATAGAGATGGTATTATTAAAATTAATGATGAAATAATTTATTATAAATCAAAAAATTCTACTTCATTTTTAGAATGTTATAGGGGATTTAGTGGTATAACAAATTATATCACTCCAGGAAGTCCAGATGAACTTACTTTTTCATCTTCTGAAGTAGATTCACATGTATCTGGAACGGTTGTTTATAATTTAAATATATTATTTCTTCAAGAATTTTTTAAAAAACTTAAAAAACAGATTGTTCCTGGGTTTTCCGAAAGATCTCTTTTTAGTGACTTAAATCAGAAAAATTTTATATTTAATTCTAATAGTTTTTATACATCTAAAGGAACTGAACAATCATATGAAATTCTTTTTAGAGCACTTTACGGAGAAGATGTAGAATTAATAAGACCATCACAGTATCTTTTAACTCCATCAAATGCAGACTACAAGGTCACCAAAGACTTTATAGTAGAAGAACTACAAGGTGATCCTAAACAGTTAAAAAATTTAACAATATTTCAAAAATTAACTGGAGCAAGAGGTTCAGTAACTGATGTTGAAGTAATACCTTATGACAACTATCAATATTATAAGATTAGTATTGATTCTGGTTATTCTAGAGATGTTAATGTGAGTGGTTCTATCTATGGAGAATTTAAACCAAATCCACAAACAAAAATTCTCAATGATGTAAGTGTAGGTTCTACAATTATTGACGTAGATTCAACTATTGGATTTCCTCCATTTGGCAATCTCGTTACAAAGGATGTGGATGAAAATGAAGTTGGTATTGCATATAGTGGTAAGACACTTACACAATTTTTCAATGTAAGTGGAAATTTATCCACAATAAAGAAAAAAACGAATATATCTCTTGATTCATATTCATATGCATACGTTGGAATTGATACAACGAATCAAATTAGGGTTAGATTTACGGCATCTCTGAAAGAATTTGAAACATATGATAATAATTACTATTATAAAAAAGGTGATACTATTCAGTTAAAATCTTTAGGTTATGAAGCAAAAGGTAAAAAGTCAAATAATTGGTCATTAAATGTAAAAACTCGTTGGAATGTAAAAACTCTAACAGTTTTAGATTCTAATATTTTTTCATATAGATTAGAATTTTATAATAGTCATTTTTTACAAGAAGGTTATAAAGTTCTTCTAGAAAATGTGGAGGGTTCATTCAGTTATATTGGTACTGTTATAAGAGTACCAACATCAACTGAAGTTATTGTTAATTTTAGTCAATCTGTAAATTCAAACCAAGAATATTATATAGTAAATCAAACTTTAAAAGGTAATTCTTCAAAATATCCATATTTACAGTATTATATTGCAAATGTAGAAAATACGTTTGCAAAGTTTAATAGTGATGTCATGATAGCATCAAATTCTATCCCATATTATTATAATTCTCAAACTAATCCATATGATAAGACAGTAGTTTTTAGTGGATCTTATACTAGTACTGATGAACTGATATTACCAATCAATTCAACAACACTGAAGGATCATGGTTTTTATACTGGAGATTCTGTTAACTTACAAATTAATGGTGAAGGATTTGAAGATATTACATCTGGAGCATATTTCGTAACCAGAGTAGATGAAAGAAAAATTAAATTATCGAGAAGTTATGTAGATTTGTCGAGAGGGACTTATCTCATCTTTAATGGTTCAGTAACAGATGCTGTCATAACTTATCTTGATTTTTATAGAAAAGATATTGAACCACAAGGAATCTACAGACAAATATTACAACCAATTAATGATGATAAAGATCATGTGACAAATTCTGGACATATTGGAATATTTGTCAATGGTGTTGAACTTTTAAATTATAAATCACAGAATAGTGTTTATTATGGAGATATAATAGATTTCACAATTACATCTAGTGGTGAGAATTATGATGTAATTAATCCTCCAGTTCTTAATATTAATGATATGCAGGGAAGTGGTGCTGAGGGTGTATGTAATGTTTTAGGTGAATTAAAAAGATTAGAAGTTATTGATACTGGTTTAGGATATTATTCAAAACCATCGATAAAAATATCTGGAGGAAATGGATCTGGAGCAAAAGCAGAACCAAGATTAACTTCAATAAAATATAGTTTACCATTTTTGGCGAATGGTCAGTTAGATCAGGTTAATCTCACAGATAATATTATTAGTTTTTCTGACGATCATAAGTTACTTGATGGAGAGAGAGTAATCTATGAACCAAGACTTAATACAGTTGTTGGTGGACTGACCACCGAGGCACAATATTTTATTCAAATTGCTGGAGAGAAAGAAATAAAACTCCATAATACTGAATCTGATGCTTTAGCTGGAATTAATACAGTAAATCTTACATCATATGGAAATGGAACTCAATACATAGTTGCTGCAGAACTTAAACAGATTGTTTCATCAGTTGTTGTTACTGATCCAGGTCAAGGATATGAAAATAAAAGAAAGACAATTCCTCAGGCTGGTATTAATACAGCATTAAATCAAGTTAACATAAAAAATCATGGATACCAATCCAAAGAAATTGTAAAATATACCGAGGGTCAAACTCCCGTTCCAGGATTATCTGAGACTAAAGATTATTATGTTATTAAAGTTGATGATGATAACTTCTCTATCAGTGAAGTCGGTGTTGGTACTATTCCAAGAGACTATTATTATGATAATGGTATTATTATAAACTTTAGTGATGGTGGAAATGGTTCATTCAACTATCCACCAATTACTGTAGAAGTTGAGGGCCCCTCTGCAACATATGATAAATTTTTCGTTGAGGATTTCCAAGAACTTTACATCATTGAATCTCCAATTAATGAAAATATAATTACTCCAGTACAAATTCTTGCTTGGACAGATACTGAAGCTCAAATAAATTCTCCAGGAAATCAAAATGAATATTATGTTTTAGTTTCTCTTGATACAAACTGGTTAATTTCAGATGAACCATTCATTGGTAATATTAGACAGTATAAAGCTGTACTTCAACCAATTTTTAGAGGAGGAATTCAGTCTATTGACTTGGTTGATGGTGGTGTTGGATATGGTTCATCCGAAATTATAGGATTCAGGAGACAACCTGACTTAGTATTCAGTTCTGGTTCTGGTGCAAAAATCACACCTATTATTAATAATGGTCAAATAAGTGATATTATTATTAATTCTTCTGGAAGTGGATATAATTGTCCACCAGACCTTGAAATTATAAGTGATACTGGAAATTTTGCATCATTAACTCCTATTGTTGTAAATGGAAGACTTACTGAGGTAAAAATTATAAAGGGTGGAGCTGGATATGTATCTGGAAAAACTAATATAAATGTAATTTCTGCTGGTCAAGGTGTAAGAACAAATATAAATGTAAGAGGGTGGAATGTAAATTTATTTGAAAGAAATTTCTCTAATTTCTTAGAAGATGATGGAATAATTCAAGAAAATATTTCCAATGAAAGTCTACAGTACTCTCACTTATATCTCCCAAGATTACTAAGAGAATCTTTATATTCAATTGAAGGTTTTGAGGAGGATAATATTAAATATGGTATTTTTGATCTCACATTAGATGAATCTGGAATAGAACAAACAAACAGATATCATTCACCAATCGTTGGATGGGCATATGATGGGAATCCAATTTATGGACCATATGGTTTTAGTAACATAGATGGAACTGGATTCATAAAGAGAATGGAAAGTGGATATAAACTCAAAGAAACTTTTTCAAATAGACCTTCTTATGATATTTTTCCAAATGGATTTTTTACAGATGACTATGAGTTTACTGGAGCAGGTGATCTTGATATTCATAATGGAAGATTTTGTGTAACTCCAGATTATCCTAATGGTGTTTATGCATATTTCTGCACTATTGATGACGACATTGATTCTGGTGGACCTTTCGATAAACTTAGAAGACCTTCTTTCCCTTATGTCATCGGAGACTCATTTAAATCAAGACCAATAGATTTTAACTTTAAATCTAGTTCTAATCAATCTGATTATGATATTGAATCGGAGGGGTGGCTCAGAAATACAAACAATTATTATACAAATGGGGGTAATAGTGGATATGATTATATCTTTAATTCAAATACTCAAAGAAATCAATCCATTGATATTACTGCAACAACTCAAGGAACAGTAGACTCTATTCAAATATTAGATCCTGGCTCTAATTATCGTGTCAATGATAGAGTCATTTTTGATGAAACTGGTACTGATGGAAGAAATGCTGATTGGAAGGTTTCTAAGGTAAATGGTAAAGAAGTTACTAGTGTAAGTCTTGCGACTACAGTTTTTAATGACGTAACATTTGTAAGTGATAGATCTACTAATGGATTTATAGGATATTCATCAATACCTCATGATTTCCTTCCTAATGACATCATATATGTAAATGGTTTATCGAATAATTTTAAAAATTTTGAAGCAGCTTATAGTGTAGGAATTAATAGTAATAGATGGACTTTATCTTTGGGTGTTAATCCAACTACAACAACTGGAATTGTCACATATTTTTATGTAAATGGATCTTTAGATGAGTCGTTTATAAGAGAGAATGATGTTCTTCAACTACCAAATGAAAGAGTCAAAGTTCTGAATATTGATAGAGTATCAAATAGAATAAGAGTTTTGAGAAACCAAGATAATACAATAGGAAGTTCTCATTCTTCTGGAACTCTAGTACAAGAAGATCCTAGAAAATTATCCTTTACATCTGGTTCAATTACTACATCAAGAATTCTACCAAATAATAGAGAATTTTATTTTAATCCTGCTGAACAAATTGGACTCGGTACTGCATCTGGAACAGGACTAGGTACTACTATTACTTTTAGTAATCCTGGAGTTGGTATAACTCAAATTATAATTGAACCTCAACATATATACATTCCAAATCACAATCTTACATTAAATACTCCATTAACTTATAAAGTTAATGGTGGCCAATCAATTAATGTATGGAGTGGTATTCAATCTTCACCAATCTTCCCAATTAATGACAATTCTGACATTTTTGCTGTACCACTTTCTAAAGATTTTATTGGAATAGCAACAAATAAAGTTGGATTGAGTAGTGAAGGTGTTTACGTTGGAATTAATACGACTGCTGGTATATTATACTTCCAGTCTGTAGGTGTGGGTGATACTCATAGTTTTACTACAAATATACCTGGAACTTTAACTGGAAGGGTATCAAAAAATGTTGTTACTGTTTCTACTGCAGAAACTCATGGTCTTTCTCCAAATGATATTGTATATTTTGATCTGAATCCTCTTGAAACTATTGAAATATCTGTAATTTATAATGATTACAATAGAAGAATTGTATTTGATCCAGATGTTATTACTAGTTCTGGAATTAATTCCATATCACATACAATTCAAGTTCCAAGTAACAAGTATGAATTAGGAGATAAAGTACTTTACACAAGTGATTATTCTGGTGATGTACTGATTTCCAATCAAATGTACTATGTTGTACCATTTTTGGACGATAAAATTAAGTTAGTACAATATCCATCAGAAATTTCTAAAAATAGTCCTAATTTTGTAAGAGTTGGTTTAGCTGATACTGGAACAATTGCAAGAATTAATCCACAAATTAAAGTTCAAAAGAACAATAATCTAAAATTTAATCTTTCAGATTCTTCTTTGGGATTTATAAATTCTTTGAATGAATTTTCTGCATTTGAAATGAAGATTTATACCGACAGACAATTTAAGAATGAATTTAATATTGCAGAAGGTTCAAGTGTTTTTGAAGTTTCTAGATCAGGAAGAATTGGTATTGATACTACTGCTTATTTAAATATTAAAATAAGTGATAATATACCAAAAAATCTTTATTATAAGTTTGTTCCAGATAATTTAGACATTATTCCTGCAATTAAAGAGGAGATAGTTCAAGATACTACAGTTTATCAACATTCACAGATTAATGTGACACCTAATAAGTTTGATGGTACTCATAGAGTATCAAAAGTCACATCAAAAACTTTTGATTTCAATATTCCTTTCAATAAAGATTCTACAAATTTATATGACAAAACAAATTCCAACATATCATATCAGACATCTTCTAGAAGTGCATTTGGTGGTATAGGAGATCTAACTTATGTTAATAAAGGTATTGGATATAAATCTCTTCCAGGATTTTCTTCTGTTAGATCGTCTTCTGGTACAGGTGCTCTATTAGAACCATCCAGTACAACCATAGGTAAAATATTAAACTACAAGTTTAACAATATCGGTTATGGTTATCCTTCAGATTTAACTCTTAGTGGTGTTGGTAATTTACCAGAAATATTAAAAATCGATCCATTAGCTACTTTTGAAAGTATTGGAATTTCTTCTGCTGGTGTAAATTATTTTGTTGCTCCTGATTTGGTTGTTGTAGATGGTTTAACAAATAAACAAATCACTGATGTAGATATCAAATATGAATTAGGAGATAATCAAGTTACTATATTGAAAAATACAATTTCAATTAACAATGATCCTCCAAATATAATTCCAATAAACAATCCAAACGGATTTAGTATTAGTTTAGTAACTTATTCCACAACAAGTAATTTGGTAAGACTTTATCTGAATAAACAATTTAGTGATCCAGAAGATTTTCCTTTTGGTGTTGGGGGTAAAATTATTGTTGAAAATATTTCCATTGGTCTAAACACAACTGGGACTGGTTATAATTCTGAAGATTATGAATATACACTCTTTGATATTACTGCGGTTGATTCTCAACTAGGTGGTAGTGGTGCATATGTTGAGTATGATCTTTCAGATTATCTTGAAGTAGGTGATTATCCAGGAAATATACAGACAGTAACTGGAGCATATGTAACTCCTGAAAACTATTTTCCAATTTTTGATGTTAAATTAACAGTCAAAGACTTTTTTGAGGGAGAAAGGGTATCAAATGGAGAGGCAACAGGTATTGTTGAAAGATGGGATCCAGTTAGTAAGTATCTCTTCATTTCATCAAAAAAAGAATTTAATGTCGGAACAACTATAATTTCAGAAAGTTCTAATGTAAAATCTAATATTAAATCAAAAATTAATTTTGAATCTACAATAAGAACTGGTGCTGGAGCTACTTTTGTGAGTGGTTGGCAGTCAATTTCAGGATTCTTGAATAATAATCTTCAGGTTATTCCGAATAATGAATATTATCAAAAATTCTCTTATTCATTGAAATCAAGAGTCGATTATGACACATGGAATGATCCTGTCAGCACTCTAAACCATACTGCTGGATTTGAAAAATTTGCTGATTTAATCATAGAAAATGAAGTTGTTGGTATTTCAACCGCATTAGATATCGATTTAGAAACAGTCGTTGATTTGATTGGAGAAATATCTATAAATTGTTTTCCAGATTTTGATAATGGAAGTGAAAATATATTTTACATCAACAATAATAAGGTTGTTTCGGATGAAATTGTATTCCAAAACAGAATATTAACAGATTATTTTGAATCTAAAGGTAATAGAGTATTAGAAATTGATAATATTGATTCTCAGTTTAATAGTAATCCAAGATCTACAAGATTCAGTTTTGTTGGGGATTATGATTTAAAATATACATTTAATAAAATACTCACTCTTGTTCAAGATTCTGAATTAAGAGATAGAAAACAATTTAGTATAGTATCAGTTCTTCAGGACAACAATCAGGCTTACACAAACCAATATGCAACTATTGATACTATTCGACCACTTGGATACTTTGATGTTGGATTTGGTACATCAAATTGGTCATTAAGTTGGTATCCAAGAGAATTTGAATATAATAACTATGATGTATCACAATTCTCTTTTAGTATTCTAGATAATATTTCTGGAATTGGTACACTTGATCTAGGTGATGTTGTTAATGTTTCTACAGCACATACTAATGTTTCTGTTGCAACAACCACGAATATTGTTTCAATATCTTCAACTTACAGAGCCGCAAAACTTTTGATCCAATTTGAAGATGAAAATAACAATTATTATGCAAATGAATTAAATATTGTTCATAATGATACAGATGTAACTGTTTTACAGTATGGTGATATCACAAATAATACTAGTTTAAGTGGTTTAGCTGGTTTTGGAACTTATTCATCATATCTTGATTCTGGTCAATTAAAAGTGGATTTTATTCCTACTGTCGGAACGGCTGTTACTGCTAATATTAACATTGTTGCAATTAGTACTTCTGGATTTAGTGGAGTATCAACATCAAATATGTTGGTTACAGACTTATCTTCATACACTAAATCTATTACTGCTTCTGGTACTCCCGTTCCAAATGTTATAGCATCTTACACAAATCCATTCACTTCAGAATATTTGATTATTTGTGTAGAAGATGTAACAAACAATGAATTTGAATTATTTGAAATGGTTACACTTGATAATGTTTTTGAAGAAAACTTGGTCGAATATGCAAAAGTCAATACTGGATCTATAGGTCTTGGAACCGTTGGATTAACCTCAACTTCTTCAGAAATTAACATCACATATACTCCAATCGCAGGAATAGATGTTGAAGTTAGAGCATTTGGGGTTTCCCTTAAGAATTTTGATAATACTGTTGGTATTTCTTCTATTGATTTGAATAATAATATTCTTCTCTCTAGAAGAGGTAATTATACTGGAACTGAGTTTGATAAGAGAACTTCATTTGATCTGAAACATAATGAAAAATTGATATTTGAAAGAATTTTTGAGGGAAATAATGGTTCTGTTGTTAATCTCTCATCAAATACAATATTACTACCAGATCATTACTTTGTCACAGGTGAAAAAGTTGTCTATTCTTATGAAAATTCAAATATTGATTCTACAAATGCAATTGGAATAGCTACTACCACTGTGTCTGGTGTATCTACAGACAAACTTCCTACAGAATTGTATGTAATTAAATACAGCGAATCTTTAATTGGATTAGCAAAAAGTGCTACTGACGCGTTATTAACTAATCCGATTGATTTAGATTTTGAATCTCTTGGTATTGGAACATTCCACAAAATTACATCAACAAATCAAAATGCTCGAGCATTGATTGCCATAGACAACATGATTCAAGCTCCGATAACAGAAGTAAATATTGAAACTGAGCTTTCATCAAATATTGTTTTTGACCCTACATTTACTGTTACTAGTATCACTTCATTCAAGTCTAATGATCTAATCAAAATTGATGATGAAATCATGTTAATACAGAATATCGGTGTTGGTGCTACGAACAACTTCAAAGTTCTAAGAGCACAAATGGGATCAGAAGTTGATTCTCATGGTATTGGTTCAACAGTAAAAAGACTTGGAGGAAATTATAATATTGTTGATAGTACAATTTATTTTGCTTCAGCCCCATATGGATTGACACCAATAGGTACTACAACTGGAAGTCCTGATGAAAGGGATTGGATTGGAATAACAACAAGTTCTACTTTCCAAGGTCGAACTTTTATGAGAAGTGGAATAAAAGATTCAAGTGAGCACACATATCAAGATAATTATACATTTGATAATATACAAAGTCAATTTAATGGAGTTGATAACGAATTTACTTTAACATCTGAAGGAAATAATGTTGTTGGATTTGCGACAAATCAGGCAATAATTTTGAATTCAAATATTTTACAGGAACCTCAAGGTGCACAAGCAACAACAGGAGATATAACTTTATTTGAAAGTGCTGGTATCTCAAGTATCAGATATTTGGGAGAAAGTACTTCTTCACTAGATGACCCAAATAGAGCCACTGTTCCTAGAGGTGGTACTATTGTATCTGTAGCTTCAACTCAAGGGTTTGGTTATCAACCTACAGTTTCAGCTGGTGCTTCTGTTTTTGTATCTGTCGCCGGAACAATCACATCTATTTCTATTGGAAATAGTGGTTCTGGATATAGATCAGCAGTTCAACCAATTGTTAATGTGGGTATTGTAACTTCTACTGTTGGATTGGGTACAGTAGAATTTATTGGTACTGCTGCAGTACAAAATGGTCATATTGTAAGTATCGCACTTACAAATTATAGTTCCAATCTTGATTACAACAATCCTCCTGTTGTAGTTATTGATGCTCCACTACCTTATAGTAATATTCCTCTCGTATACAGTTCCGAATCTACTGTAGGACAAGGAACTGGAGGAAGAGTGGACATTACTGTGGGTCAGGGATCTAGTATTATTAACTTTGAACTCAATACTCCTGCCGGATACTCTTATGGTGAAGGTGAAATACTTACAGTTGCAATAGGAGGTACTTCTGGTATTCCCACAGATACTTCTAAATCTTTCAGAGAATTTCAACTTACAGTTGATGAAATTTATCTTGATACTTTTAATGGGTGGACAGTTGGTGAATTAGATGTTTTTGATAAACTTGATGATCAATTTGATGGAGAAAAGACTAAATTTACATTAAAAATTGTAAATGAAATAGCTTCAATTATTACTTCACCAGGATCTCTTATTGATTTAGAAATGGGTCTTCTGGTCTTTATTAATGATATTTTACAGATACCAGGTCTTTCTTACAAATTTAATGGTGGAAGTGTAATTGAATTTACTGAACCACCCAAACTAGGTGATAGTTCAAAAATTATTTTTTATAGGGGAACTCCAGAAGTTGATGTAGTATTTAACGATATTCTTGAAACTGTAAAAATTGGTGATAGTTTACAACTGAAAAATAATGCTTCTGCTGGTCAAAATATTTCATTCTTAGAGGATCCTAGAGTTGTAACTGGAATTACTACACTCGATACTGTAAAAACATTTACCTATAGTGGACCAGGTATCAAAACTGATGAAAATCTTGCTAGACCAATTGAATGGTGTAAACAACTTAATGATATTGTGATTGATGGATCATTTATTACTAAAGATAGAGTTGAATATGAACCATCGATCTATCCTGCAGCGTATTTAATTGCTAATATTGGTGTGAATAGTACTAATGCATATTTTGACAGTATTAGACCATTATTTGATTCTGAAAATGAAACCACTTTACTTGATTATCAATTTGATGTGACCTTGACAGATCAATCCGAAATTGTTGGTGCTTCAGTTACATCAACAGTTGGTTCTGGTGGTTCAATATCATCTATTACTGTTCTTAATGGTGGTTCGGGATATTCAAATCTTACAAATCCAACAATTAGTATTGCATATCCAGGGACCGATAATAGTGGTAGAGCAACAGCTACAGCAACAGTAAGTGGAGATGAAGTTGTATCTATAAGTATTGGTAATACTGGAATTGGTTATACAGTTTCACCACAAATTTTAGTTGAAACACCATCGATTAGAAGAGAACAAGTTGCAGTATCTTCATATTTTGGTGATCAAGGTTATATTGTTGGTTATGCACAATCATCAAGTTCTTTGGCAACACTTGAGGTATATATTCCTGAAAATTCTTTTCTTAGAGATTCTATTATTGCAGGTACAGCAATAACAATGTCTCAACTATCTAATGATGATTGGTTTGTTGTTAATAATTCTAATATTGGATTATCCACAAGTAATTTTGATGGTATATATCAAGTCCAAAAGTCTTATGGTATTTCAACTGATCTTTCCAGTATAGGAGTTGGTGTAACAATGGTGGTAAGACTTGAAATTAATACATCTATTGGAACAACAGATAATACATTTAGAAATGAAAGAATTTATGGTGAATATAGTTGGGGTAAAGTTATTTTCTCAAACAGAGAATTATCTGAAGCTAAAGAATTTATTGCAAATTCTTATAGTGGATTATCAACATCTCCTATTTTAACCAGAACAAGACCATTAAGATATAATAATTACACAGATTAAGATAAATAGAAAAACAAACATGAATTATAGTAATGGCATATCAAGGTATTAATACTGGTTCTGTTCCAAATGATGGTACAGGTGATACACTTTTAGATGGTGCTAAAAAAGTTAATGATAATTTTTCTGAAATCTATAATTTGGTGGGTGATGGAACTGATCTTTTTGTTGGAATTGTAACTCAAATTACTACAGGAACAAATGTCAGTATTTCTACTGAATATGGTTCTGTAGAGATTACTTCATTAATTCCAAGTCAGTTATCATCAACCAATTTATCAATATCAGGAGTTTCTACACTAACTGGTAATGTGAGTCTTGGTTCATCTCTTTTGTTGGGTGATACTAAAAAAATATTATTTGGAGATAATTCCGAGTTTGGTATGTATCATGACCAAAATGATGGAAATATAATACAAGATAATTACGGTAATTTTAATATAAGATCAGATCAATTTTCTTTATTGAGTTCTGATGGAGATACTGTAATTTATACTACCAACCAGGATACAAATTATGGTATAGATTTATACTATAATAATCAAAAAAAGTTTGAAACTACAGAAAATGGAGTAGAAGTTTCTGGTAGTATTCAAGTTCAATCTGGTATTAATGTATCTGGAATTATAACAGCATCTTCTTTTGTTGGTGATGGGTCAAATTTAACTGGAATCGGAAATAGTATTGTTGGTATTAATACTGAAGGAACTTCTACCTTTAATCAAATTAATGCATCTGGGATTGTAACATCGATAGGTGGATTTATAAGTGCTGCTTCAACATCAGCATGTCAGATTACTTTTTCAGGAAATACTTTAACCTTTACAGTAGTTGGTGTAGGTTCAACTACTCTTACATTAGTCTAATAAATAAGAAAAAAGTCTTTTTAAAATGGCTGCGATAATTACTGACCAACTTCGTATTTTAAATGCAAAGAATTTTGTTGATGCTGTTCAGTCATCAGATAATTCTTTTTATGCATGGATTGGATTACCAGATTCTTCAGAGTTTCAATCTGATTGGAATACTAATCCTCCGGCACCAAAAGATAATTTAGATGAATCTAATTATTATTGGGACACAATGTTGGCCCTTAAGAAAATAAATTCTGGAGATGTGAGTCAAGTTATTAGAAAGATTACTTGGCAGTCAGGAACAACATATGATATGTGGAGGAATGATATTACTAGAGATAATCCTTCACAACCATCTGGAGTTTTTGATATTTATGACTCAAATTTCTATGTAATGAATAGTGAGTATAAAGTTTATATTTGTTTATATAACAATTCTAGTCCAGAAAATAATTTTAGAGGTGGTCCTTCTCTAGATGAACCAAACTTTACAGATTTAGAACCAAGAGAAGCAGGAAGTAGTGGTGATGGTTATATATGGAAATATCTGTATACAGTCAAACCTAATCAAATTATTAAATTTGATTCTACAAATTACATAGCGGTTCCAACTGACTGGGAAAGTAACTCCTCTTATAGTGCAGTAAGAGAAAATGCATCAACTAGTGGTCAATTAAAAATTGTTACCATTAGGAATAGAGGTGTAGGACTTGGTACTGCCAATGTTACTTATACCAGAGTTCCTATAAAAGGAGATGGTAGAGGGGCTGAGGCAACTGTAGTTATTAATAATGATTCAAAGGTAGAATCAGTAACTGTATCAAATGGTGGTTCAAACTATACATTCGGAACCCTAGACTTAGATGGGGGTGGAGTTCCTACTGGATCTATTTCTCCAGTATTTGATGTTATTATTCCTCCTCCAGGAGGTCATGGTGCTGACATTTATAGGGAACTTGGTGCATATAATGTTTTGACATATGCAAGATTTGAAAATGACACTCAAAATCCAGACTTTATAATAGGAAATCAGTTTTCTCAAGTTGGAATTGTAAAAAATCCATCAACATATGATTCTACAACTAATCTTACTTTAGATAAAGCTAGTGCAGTTTATGCATTAAAATTGGTAGGTACAGGATATAGTGAAGCAACATTTAGACCCGATTCTTTTGTTACTCAAACTGTAGGTCTTGGTTCAACAGCTGTAGGAAGAGTTGTTTCTTATGATTCTTCGACTGGAATTTTAAAGTATTGGCAAGATAGAAGAACATCGGGATTTAATACTGATGGTTCTCAGAATACATCTCCAGTATATGGATTTGAATTATTACGATTTGCATCATCACCCACTACTGGTGGAAATTTGAGTATTTCACCTACAACTGGTAATACATTACAAATTGACAATTCTTTTTCAGGTGTTTCTACAGTAATAAATAATAGGACCTACTACTTGGGTCAAGAATTTAATAATGGAGTATCAAATCCAGAAGTCAAAAAGTACTCTGGTGATATAATTTATATTGACAATAGACCCTCAGTCACTAGATCATCTTCTCAGAAAGAAGATGTTAAAGTTATCTTGCAATTCTAAGAGATATGCCACAGGAAACTAATCTAAACGTTGCTCCTTACTTTGATGATTTTGATGAAAACCAAAATTATTACAAAGTTTTATTTAAACCTGGATACCCTGTTCAAGCAAGAGAATTAACAGGACTCCAGTCTATTCTTCAAAATCAAATTGAAGAAATGGGTAACCATTTCTTCAAAGAAGGGGCAAAAGTAATTCCAGGTGATCTTACTTACGTCAAAAATTTTTATTGTATTCAAATTGAGTCAGATTTCCTTGGAATTTCTGTTGGGATTTATCTTGATCAAATTGTTGGAACCACAATTATAGGTCAAACCTCAGGTGTTACTGCCAAAGTTGTAAAATATATTACAGATCAAGATTCTGAAAGAGGAGTATATACATTATATCTTAACTATGAAAATTCAGCATCTTCTGATGAAGAAGTTAATACTTTTGTAAGTGGTGAAATATTAATTACTAATACAAATATTTCCTATGCAACAACATTCATTGCAGCAGGAGAAGGATTTGCAACAACTATTCCTACAAATGCTTCTGCTATTGGTTCGGCATTTTATTTAAATCAAGGAATATATTTTTTAAGAGGTTACTTCGTTGATGTAGAGTCTCAAACTCTAATTCTTGATCAGTATGGTAACACACCTTCTTATAGAGTAGGATTAGATGTTATTGAAGAAATTATTTCATCTGACATTGATCAGAATTTGAATGATAACGCCAGAGGTTTTAATAATTTTACTGCTCCAGGTGCAGATCGTTTAAAAATTTCTGCCACTTTATCAAAAAAAGAATCAGATAGTTTTAATGAAAGTAATTTTGTTCAGTTGGCAGAAGTCCTAAATGGAGAATTGAGAACGGTCAATAAAAATACTGAATATAGTTTTATTGGTGATGAATTTGCAAGAAGAACTTTTGATGAATCTGGTCATTATTATGTAAAAGAATTTACTACAAGTGTCAAAAATAGTTTAAATGATGAAAAAGGTAATAGAGGAATTTTTACAGTAAATCAAACAACTTCTCAAGGTAATACTCCGAGTGACGATCTTGGTATTTACAAGATTTCCCCAGGTAAAGCTTATGTGAAAGGTTATGAGGTTGAAACTCTCTCAACTACGTTGATGGACTTTCAAAAACCAAGAACTACAAAAGTAATTAAAAATCAAGCAGTAAACTTTGGGTTTGGTCCAACACTAGAAGTAAATAATGTTTATGGTTCGGTAACTATCGGTATCAATACATCAAATACTTTAAGTTTGAGAAGTACAAGAGTTGGTACAGATCCAGAATCTCCAGTAGGTAAAGAAATTGGTGTAGCAAGAATATATGATTTTGCACTTGAGTCTGGTTCGTATGACAGTACTTTTCCAAATCTAAATCGCTGGGATTTGTCTCTATTTGATGTTCAAACATATACAGATATTTCACTAAACGAGTCTGTTTCTTTGAGTACTCCTGTACATATTAAAGGTGAATCTAGTGGAGCAACAGGATTTCTAAAAAATTCTGTTGTTGGTACTTCATTGACTGCATATGGAGTAAATGGAAACTTTTTTAAAGGAGAAAGATTAATTTTTAACGGGGTTGTTGATGACTCTAGATTTGTTACTGACTCTAAAAATTTTGAAATCTCTGATGTAAAATCTGTTTATGGTATAGTCGGAACAGGTTCCACTTTTAGTGCAGATTTGATTCAATCTCCAGTTTTTACGATTGGTAATGCTTCTGCTAGTGTAGTATCTGGAAATGAATCAGAAATATCTATTCCTGTTGATCCTGGATTTTCTTTTGTTGGGATCGTATCAGAAGGGAATCTTATTAGATATTCTAGACCAACATTTGATATTGTATCATATGGTAGGGTTACAGGTGTAGGTAGAACAAACATTACAATTACTGGTGTTACTACAGTAACAGGTGTTTGTGATGGAGAAGTACCACAAACTACAGAAAATATTTCAAATGTTCAAGTCATAAGTACAAAAATACAGAGAAATGTAGGTTCTGGAAATATTTCTGATAATGAATCTCTTTATAGTATATTCCCAAAGAAAAATATTTCTTCAGTCAATTTGATTAATTCAGAATTGGTAATCAGAAGACAATATACAACAAATATTACAAATAATTCTACACCTGTCATAACAGCAAAAACAAATGAAGTATTTCTTCCCTTTGATGAAGAAAGATATACTTTAATAAGATCTGATGGTAGTACAGAAATTCTCACTCAAGATAAAGTAAACTTGACTAATGGTTCTACACAATTACAGATAAATGGTCTTGGTACAAATGATACTAACTCTAAACTAATTACTACAATACGTAAATCAAATATATCATCAAAATCAAAACTCAAATCAATATCCAACAGTATAATTGTTGATAAATCCTCAAATTCAGCTTCTGGAGTAGGAACTACTTCATTGAATGATGGACTGATTTATGGTAATTATCCATTCGGAACAAGAGTACAAGATGACATAATTTCTCTCAATACTCCAGATGTAATTAAGATTTACGGAATATTTGAATCTGAAGATACTACTAATCCAACCTCTCCAAATATGACTTTAGGTCAAATGGATGGTCCTACTTCCACAACAACTGATTTAATTATCGGAGAAACAATTACTGGAAATGTAAGTGGTGCAAAAGCAATATTTTTGGAGAGAACCTCAGATACACAAGTATCTTTTGTATATTTGAATAATATAGTATTTAAAAATAATGAAGTAGTGACTTTTGATAGATCTAATGTTTCAGCTGTAACATCTAGTGTCAGTATTGGATCTAAAAATATTATCAAAAACTTCATTTTTAATAACGGTCAAAAAGGTTCATTCTATGATTATTCTAGAATCATAAGAAAGGCATCTTCTGCAATTCCTACAAAAAAACTAAAAATACTCTATGAGACCGCTAATTATGCAACTTCAGATGAGGGTGATATTACAACTGTAAATTCATATTCATCTTTCAACTACGGAGATGAAATATCAACTGTAAATGGAAGAAGAAATTCTGACATAATTGATGTTAGACCTAGAGTTGTTGACTATGTTGTGTCTGAAGGTGTTAGATCACCATTTGAATTTGATGGTAGATCATTTGCCGATTCTGTTGAAGGTAATCAACATAGTTCCCCACATATTATTGCTTCTGATGAATCAATGACTCTTGGATATGAATACTATCTTCCTAGAGCAGATAGAATTTATGTGGATAAAAATGGAACGTTTAGTATTTCATATGGAACTCCAAATGATCAACCACGTCTACCTGATAGTATAAGTGGTGCTATGAACATTGCAAATGTGTTTTTACCTGCATATTTGTACAATGTAAGTGACGCAAAAGTAAATTTTGTAGAGCATAAGAGATATCAGATGACTGATATCGCAAAACTAGAACAAAGAATTAAAAATCTTGAATACTACACGTCCTTAAATTCTCTTGAGCAAAATACACTCAACCTATTTGTTGAAGACTCTAATGGTCTAAACAGATTTAAGTCTGGAGTATTTGTAGATAATTTTACAAGTCTTGAACCACAAGATACTCAAATCGGTGTAAGAAATAGTGTAGATACTAAAAAAGGTATTCTTAGGCCATCACATTATACAACATCTTTAAATCTTGAGTTAGGAACTTCTGCAATTACTGGTATAGGAACTACTTCAAATGCAAATCAAGATACAGAATATGCAGAAGTTATAGGAAGTAATGTAAAAAGAAATGGAAGATGTATATCACTTGATTATACCAATGTCTCTTGGCTTAAACAACCTTATGCAACTAGAGTGGAAAATGTTACTCCATTTCTTGTACAATTTTGGAATGGAAGTATCAAACTTCAGCCAGATGTTGATGTTTGGATTGATGTCAATGTTATGGAAGTCAATAATGTAATGATGGAGGGTTCTTTCCAAGGAATCTCCGAAGCACTTGGTGCTGAAATATCAACAACAGAAGATGGTACAAGACAAGGTGTCAGCCCTGTTATTTGGAATTCTTGGGAAACTGTTGGGGTCAACATGGACCTTTCACTTTCAAATAATCAACAATTTATTCAAGGTGCATCGGATGTTATATCTAATGGTCTTGTAAATAATTTACTTCAAGGTGCTGATGTTGGAATAAATCAAATTGTAGACGCAAGTGATGCTATTGTAAACAATATTACTGCTCGTGGTTCAATATCACTAGATCAACAAAGAACTGGTTCACAATCAATTGTAAATGAAGTAATAGAAACAGAATCTCTTGGTGATAGAGTAGTAAGTCGTGATATCATACACTTTATGAGATCACGAAATATACAATTTACTGGTACTAGATTTAAACCATATACTAGATTATACAGTTTCTTTGATGAAGTTGATGTAAACAAATTTATTACTCCAAAACTCATTGAAATCCAAATGGTACATGGAGTTTTCAGAGTAGGTGAAAGAGTTGTTGGGACAATGAACAATGGTGGTTCTGAGAAAATTTCTTCTTCTGCAGAAGCATCAATTAGATTCAGAGTTGCTAATAGTAATCATAAATATGGTCCATATAATTCTCCTACAGATGTTTTTGATGAAAATCCATATGATAGAAATAATCTGATACCTTCGGTATATTCAGCATCTTCAACTATTTTAAATGTAGATACTTTTAGTTTACAATCAGAAGATTTTCCTCAATTTGAAGGATATATTGCTACTGGAATGAAATTAGTTGGATCTTCTAGTGGTGCTCAAGCAGCAATTACAAATGTTAGATTGATAAGTGATAGAGTTGGAACTATTATTGGTTCATATAGAGTTCCAGACAGTGCAAATAGTGCTAATCCTGTATTTGAAACTGGTAGATCTATTTTTAGATTGACCAGTAGTAGAATTAACAGTGGAATTGAAGGTACGACAACAACTGCAGGTGAAGGTAATTTCTATTCAGAAGGAAGTGTAGATAATACCCAGGAAACTACTCTTTCTCTAAGAAATGCAACTGTTGAAACTGCAGATTTCAGTCAGGTAAGAAGAACTGGGGATCAATTCACATCAAATACAATATCAATTGAAAGTGGATTTGATGTAATTACGAATGTTCAGCAAGATATCACTAATATTACAAATATTCAACAAGATATCACTAATGTAACTAATGTCCAACAAAATATTACTAATGTAACTAATGTAACTAATGTAAACAACAATATCACTAATGTAACAAATAATATAAGAAATATTACACAACAAGTAGACCCATTAGCTCAAACATTTTTTGTTGATGACGATACAGGAATTTTTGTTACTAAGATTGACATATATTTCCAATCCAAAGATATTAATTTACCTGTAACAGTACAGTTAAGAGAAGTAAGTTTGGGAACTCCAACTAATAGGATATTACCATTCTCTCAGGTTGACATTGATCCTGCTGATATTGTTGTAAGTGAAAACGCAACAGTTCCAACAACAGTAACCTTTGATTCGCCTGTTTATCTTAATGGTAGAACTGAATATTCGATTGTTCTATTATCACATTCAACTGAATATAGAGTATGGATCAGTAGAATGGGTGAACCAGATGTTCAGACCATCTCACAAGAAAGTGGACAAATTCTTGTAACGGAACAACCACTTCTTGGTTCATTGTTCAAATCACAAAATGCTTCTGTTTGGACGCCAAGTCAGTATGAAGATCTTAAATTTGAGTTATATAGAGCTAATTTTAGACAGACTGGAGCATTCCAGATGTTTAATCCAGATTTACCATCTTCACTTGAAAAAATTGATCCAAACGGATTGGTCATAGAATCAAGAAAAATAAGAGTTGGACTTGGTACAACTGTCAATGATATTGGTTTATCAATAGGAAATCTTATCACACAAGAAAATAATCCTGCTTCTGGTACTCTTGTAGCGTTTGCTGGTTCTGTAACATCTGATCTATCAATTACAAATCCTGGAGTAGGTTATACACCTTCTGTTGGTCATTTTACCTATACAGGAGTTGCTCTTACTTCTATAACTGGATCTGGTATTAATGCTACAGCAGATATTACCATTTCTAATGGTGTCGCACTTGGAGCAACAATCAATAATGGTGGAACTGGACATGTTGTAGGTGATGTCTTAACTCCAATTTCAATAGGAAGTGAAAATCTTGGATCAGGTATTCAGTTATCTGTAAGTACGATTCTAGGAAATAATGAGTTAGTTATAGATGATGTTCAGGGTAATTTCAATGTATTGAACAATCTTTTCTATACCACAAGTTCTGGTATCTCTACAGAGTTAAATTATAGTGTAGGTGGTAATGTAATTCCTCAGAATCCAATTTATGTAGATAATCCTGGAACATATATTAAGGTCTTACAAAGAAATCATGGAATGTATTCTAATGTTAATAGAGTGGAAATTGAAGGAGTAAAGAGTGATGTCATACCTGCGAAATTAACTGTACAATATCCCTTTGATTCTACATCATTCATTACTTTGGATGATGCTGCAACCAATTTTGCAACATTTGAAAATATTGGAGTTGGAAACACAAATTCTGGTTATATCAAAATTGGAAATGAAATTATTTCTTATTCTGGAATAAATGGTAGAACATTGTCTGGAATAACGAGAGGAGTTGATAATACAATACCAGAAACTCATGCTGAAGGTGAATTAGTTTACAAATATCAACTTAATGGTGTATCTCTAAGAAGAATTAATACTTCTCATCAATTGGCAAACGTTATTTCTTCTGATATTGATGATCCTATTGGTTTGGATTATTATTATATAAGAATATTGATGAATACTAATGGTACAAACAGAGCTCCTGGTAATGTTGAAGGGTATAGTCCGTTGTATTTCAATCAAAGTAAATCAGCTGGTGGACCCGATGTTAAAGGAACTTATAATCTTCCATATTCATTAATTACTCCAAAAATTACAACTATAACTCCTACTGGAACAAATATAATTTCTCAGGTAAGAACAATTTCTGCTACAAGTATATCTGGGAATCAACAATCATTTATTGATGAAGGTTATCAACAAGTAACATTATTTGACAAGAACTATTTTGATTCTCAAAGAATGATTGCATCTAAAGTAAATGAATCAAACATTTTAGATAGTGAAATTTTCCCTGGTCAAAAATCATTCTCTATGATTATGAATCTAATTTCATCAGATTCAAGACTCAGCCCTGTTGTAGATCTTGATAATGCTTCTGTCGTATACACTATGAATCGAGTTAATAGACCTATTACAAATTATAGTGCAGATTTCAGAGTAAATGGTACAGAAAATGATCCCAATAGATTCTTTTATGTTTCTAAAAATGTTATTTTAGAGAATCCCGCAACATCACTACAAGTTATTCTTGATGCATATGTAAGTAATTATAATGATATAAGAGTATTTTATTCACTAAATCAGGATGTAAAACCAAGTGAAACTATATTCATACCTTTCCCAGGTTATTCTAATATATCATCAAATGGTTCTATTATCGATATTTCTAATAATGATGGTAGTTCTGATCTTAAAGTACCAAAAGTAGATTCATATCAACCAGAACCTTCTTTCAATTTATACAAGGAATTGAAGTTCAGTATTGATGATGCTGTTCCATTCAGGTCATTTAGAATAAAAATTATTGGAACATCTACAGATCAATCTAATGTTCCACTGATTAGAAATCTGAGAGGTATTGCACTTGCATAATATGAATTATTATATTCCAGTCGAAGGTCAAGATGGTTTATATCGAGATACCAGAAATGGTGCAATTGTAAATAAAAACCATCTTGAATTTCATTCTTATATGAAACAGAGAGAAAAGTTAAATTCTGAGAAAGAAAGAATAGATTCTATTCAGAATGAGGTTACTTCATTAAAAAGTGATGTAACTGATATTAAATCTATGCTGTATAATATTACAAATATATTAAATCCTAAATCATAAATAGTCCATAATAGATAAAAACAATATAAATGGCTCAGCCCAATTCAAGACAAGGACTGATTGATTATTGTTTAAGGCAATTAGGTGCCCCAGTATTAGAAATTAATGTTGCCCAGGAACAAATCGAAGATTTGGTTGATGATGCATTACAGTTCTTCAACGAAAGACATTTCGATGGTGTCTCACAGGTTTACTTAAAATATCAAGTCACTGAGGATGATGTGGCCAGAGGTGGTGCTCGTCCTCCAGGAGCTCCTGAAGGAGATAGTGGTACAACAGGAATTACATCAACAACGGCATCATCAAATATCAACGGTTCTCCAACCACGTTTACTTTTTACGAAAATAGTAATTATATACAGATTCCTCCATCAATTATTGGAATTAATAAAGTATTTCAATATGATGATGCACAATCTGTAAGTAGTGCGAATATGTTTAGTTTTAAATATCAATTATTCCTTAATGATATTTATTATTGGGGGAGTACAGATTTACTATCATATTCTATGGCAATGACTTATCTTGAAACTATGAACTTTCTTTTGAATACTCATAAACAAATAAGGTTTAATCAGAGACAAGATAGAATGTATTTGGATGTTGATTGGGATCAACTTAGGGTTGGGGAATTTTTGATTATTGATTGTTGGAGAGCAATGGATCCTAATGATTATTCAAGGGTGTGGAATGATTCTTTCCTCAAAAAATATCTAACTGCATTAATCAAAAAACAATGGGGACAAAATCTTATAAAATTTCAGGGAGTTAAATTACCTGGAGGGATAGAATTTAATGGTAGACAAATTTATGATGATGCTCAGGCTGATCTCGATAGAATTATGGAAAAAATGCAGAGTACTTATGAAATTCCACCTTTAGATCTTATTGGTTGATTAACTATGCTTAATCCATTTTTTCTCAATGGTTCTAAGACTGAACAAAATTTAGTTCAGGATATTATCAACGAACAGTTGAGAATGTATGGTATTGAGGTATATTATCTTCCCAGAATATATGCCACTACAAATACAGTTATAAAGGAAGTTATTGAATCAGAATTCAAAAATGCATATCCCATTGAGGCATATGTAGATAATTATGAGGGTTATACAGGTCAAGGATCTCTGTTATCAAAGTTTGGTATTGAAAATAGAGACGATCTTCAATTGATCATATCTAAGGACAGATTTGAAAATTATATTTCTCCATTAATCAAAGGTCTTTCTATTATAAATCTTTCAACAAGACCAAAAGAGGGAGATTTAATATATTTTCCTTTAGGTGATAGATTGTTTGAAATAAAATTTGTAGAACATGAACAACCTTTTTATCAACTCAGAGAAACATATGTATATGAATTAAGATGTGAACTGTTTAGATATGAAGATGAAGTTCTTGATACTGGTATTGCTTATATTGATGATGAGATACAAGAAATTGGTTATATTCAAACTTTATCTTTGATAGGATCTGGAAGTACAGCTACAGCTACAGCAAGTATATGTAGTTCTGGTTCTATTAATAGGATATATCTATCGAATATGGGAAGAAACTATGAGTCAGTCCCAACTGTTGGATTTTCTTCTGCACCAATTGGAGGAACTACTGCAGTAGGTATAGCATCAATATCTTTTGAATATCCTAATTGTACTGGTAAGTCTGGGAGAATTCCGGCTATTTTACTTACAAATACTGGGTGTGGATATACTGTTTCCCCTTGGATTACTGTACAGGGTGGAAATGGATCTGGATTTGCTGCAACTACTGGAATAAGTACAAACGGATCTGTACAATCTTTCTCAATAGTTGATGGTGGTAGTGGATATACTTCTGCACCAAATGTTTCTATAGGGAAAACTCTTGGATATTTGAATAATTCAGTTCTTACCTTTGACTCTACTGATTATACTTGGGACTATGATTATACAATTCCAATTGAAAATGCTGTAGCAATATCAACTATTAGTAGTGCAGGAATTGTTACTGGAATTTATATTATTAGTGGTGGTGATGGATTCAAGGAGACACCAACAATAATAATTGATCCACCAAAATCTTTATCCGAATCTGGAATTGGTACAGGATCATTTATATTTAATGAAATTATAAGTGGACAGACATCTGGAGTAACAGCAAGAGTAAAAGAATGGAATGCAATAACTAATATATTAGAAATATCAATAATAAGTGGATCTTTAATTCAAGGAGAAACTGTAGTTGGATCAACATCTGGAGCAAAATTTATTATTGGTTCTTTAAATGATGATGACATTGTTACTCCATATGCTGATAATGATAATATAGAGATAGAAGCAGATCAAATTATAGATTTCAGTACTTCCAATCCTTTTGGAATGCCCTAAAATAAATTAAGTTAAATAGTAAGTATAAGCTTATACTATTATTAGGATAATGTTTGAGTATTTTTATAACGAGATCTTTAGATCTGTAATTATTGGATTTGGTTCCTTATTTAATGGAATACAAATTAAAAAGAAAGATGAGACTGATGATACTTTTAGTGTCATTAAAGTTCCCCTTGCTTATGGTCCGACACAAAAGTTTTTAGCAAGATTAGAGCAAAATCCAGATCTCAACCATCCTACTCAAATGACATTACCAAGAATGTCATTTGAATTGATTAATATGAATTATGATCCATCTAGAAAATCGACACAAACAACACAAATGGTTGTTACGAAAGAAGATGGAACATCAGAAAAAAAGTCATATTTACCAGTTCCTTATAATTTAACATTTACTTTTTCAATTTATACAAAATTAAATGATGATATGTTACAAATTGTGGAACAAATTTTACCATATTTTCAACCTTCATATACAATACCTATTAAATTTTTAGGGGACTATAAAGAGACTCAAAATGTTCCCATCTCTCTTGATAGTATTAATATGACAGATGAGTATGAAGGAAATTTTGATACTAGGAGAGCATTAATCTATACTTTAACATTTACTGCAAAAACATTTGTATATGGTCCACTCAGAGATGTTTCTGGAGATATTATCAAAAAAGTTTCTGTTGGATATATTTCTGGAAGTAAATCTGGAACATATGAAAGAGATGTTACATATCAAACAACACCTAGAGCAATTAAGGATTATGATGGAGTTGTAGTAACACTATTAGCAGAAAATGTCGATATGGTAGAAACTACTATCGAAGTTGAAGATACATCTCAGATTAGAAAAGATACTTATATTTACATTGGACAAGAAGAAATGTATGTTGAGGAAATTTCAGGAAATAAACTTTTAGTAAAAAGAGCACAGGATAAGACTTCACTTCAAAATCATGTTCTTGGATCAAAAGTTTATAATATTAATCAAACAGATAACAACATGATTGAAGTCGGTGACGACTTTGGATTTGATGGTAATATTTTCTGAGATACTTATGGAAAAATACGAAAAATTAAATAATACTTTTGATGTTGAACCAATCAATACTGAAGTTACTGAAATTGAGACTAATAAAAATGATAACGAAATAGAAAAATATAAATCCTCCGTGGAAGATATTCGTAAAGACTATGAGTACACAAGAGGAAATTTATATTCTATTATTGAAAAAGGGCAAGAAGCCATTAATGGAATTTTAGAACTTGCTCAAGAAAGTGAAATGCCAAGAGCATATGAAGTTGCAGGACAATTAATTAAAAATGTGTCTGATGCAACTGATAAATTAATGGATCTTCAGAAGAAATTGAAAGATGTAAATAAAGAAGAAGAGCAAAAAGGACCGACTACAGTCAACAATGCATTGTTTGTCGGATCAACTGCAGAATTACAAAAGATGCTAAAGAACGTTAATAAAGACATAAATACTTAAAAAACAATCACAATGTCAGCAGTAAGTTCAGTCAATCTCAAGATTCAAAAAGGAACTACCTTTGAAGAAACTTTTGTATTAACTGATGAAACTGGATTGGGATTAAATTTAAAAAATTCTGTTGCTACTTCTAAGTTAAGAAAGTATCCTACAGCTGGTCTTGCTTACACATTTTCAACAACATCAACTGTTTCTGAGAGTACAATTAAACTTTCAATGACACCTAGTCAAACTTCAGTTTTACCAAGTGGAAGATGTTATTATGATATTTTAGTAACTGACTCAACTGGTATTGTTACCAAAGTTATAGAAGGAAACGTTATAGTAGAGGAGACTTCATCTCTATGACTATTAATGTAAGAGTTGTATCAAACACTCCGATAATTAAAACTGGTTTTAATTTTCGGCCGATAATTAAAACTGCAGTAGTATCGGGTCAAGTCATGGCAAGAAATCTAAATGATCTTTTAGATGTCGATGTTTCTGGAGTGAATGATAAATATGTGATTATGTATGATGCATCAACAAAAAAGTATACTGCAGTAAATCCTGATGATGTTCTTTCTGCATCTTCAACTACAGAAACAATTCAACCAGGACTTCCAGAAAATTTTGTAGACACTCTTGACGTAGATCTTGATGACCGCATCGATCTTGATGGAGGAACATTTTAATAACTAAATAATAGTAACAAACAATAGAGAATAAGATGGTAGCCCCTGTTTTACAGTTTAAAAGAGGTAACCTTTCTAATCTTCCTGGTTTGAGAGCAGGTGAACCCGCATTTACTACAGATAGTTATGATTTTTATGTAGGTCTTACTTCAGAAACATCTACTAATAAGTTTTTTGGATCTCATAGGTATTGGTCCAAAGAAACTACAACTAAAGGAAGTGGAGTAAATGTAGTAGAGGGTACATCAAATGGTTCTTCTTACATCACTCTCAAGTCACCAGATTCTCTTTCAGGAATTGTAACTTACACTCTTCCAGGTTCTGATGGTACTAATAATCAAGTACTTGCCACGAATGGAAGTGGTGTACTATCATTTATTGATGCAGCTGCTGCTTTAGACATTTCTGGTGATAGTGGTACTGATACTGTAGACCTTCTTACAGATACTTTGGCATTTGTAGGAACTTCAAATGAAATTGAAACAACAGTTACAAATAATCAAGTACAAATTGGTCTTTCTGATGATGTAACTATTGGCAATTCTTTAACAGTCACAGGTGATGCATCTGTTGGTAGTGCTCTAACCGTAACTGGTACAGTTGATTTTAATGGTGGTGCTGATATTTCTGGTGGAGAAACTATACTTTCTTCAGCAACAGTATCTGATTTAACAGATAATCGTGTAGTAATTGCAGGAACTTCTGGAGCATTAGAAGATAGTTCAACATTGACTTATGATGGAACTGATCTTTCCACAAATTCTTTGATTGTTACAGATCTTACTGATAATCGTGTTTTAATTGCTGGATCTGGTGGTGCTGTTGAAGATAGTGGAAATTTAACTTTTGATGGTTCAACATTGACAGTTGTTGGTTATACAGATTTAGATGATGTAAATGTTTCTTCTGCTGCAACAATCACAACCGCAGACATTGGAACTGCAACAATTGATAGTTTAACATTTACTAGTGGAACTGCAATCACTTCTGTTGATACTAACCTATCATCAGTTTCTGCTTCAGATGATACTCTTGCATCAGCAAAAGCTATCAAGTCTTATGTTGATTCCCAAGTCGCTGCACAAGATTTAGATTTTTCTGGTGATAGCGGAACAGGTGCTGTTGATTTAGACAGTCAAACTTTGTCAATTGCTGGTACTGCAAATGAAATTGAAACTAGTGCATCAGGACAAACTCTAACAGTTGGTCTTCCTGATAGTGTCACTGTAACAACAGCACTTACAACACCAACAGTCAATGTAACAAATGTAAAGGCTAATGATGGAACCACTGCAATAACAATCGCAGATTCTACTGGTGCTGTTGAGACAAATAGTAACTTAACAGTTCAGGGAAATCTGATTGTTAATGGTTCTACAACTCAGGTTAATACATCACAGACAACCATTGAAGATCAAATTCTTGAACTAGGAATGGTTGATGGATCTGCACCATCATCAGATCTTAATAAAGACTTAGGTGTTATATTCAATTATTATACTGCTTCAGCCAAAAAAGCAGCAGTTTACTGGGACGATAGTACATCAAGAATTGTAATTTCTGATGATGTAACAGAAAGTACTGGTGTTCTTACTGCAGCATCTCATGCAGCTCTTGAAATTGGTTCTCTTTGGGTGAATGATTGTGCTGGTCAATCACAAGTAATTAATTGTTCTGGTTCCGAAAGATTACTTGAAAATATTACGATTGACGGAGGTTCCTTCTAAGATAATAAAAAAATCTAAATAGAGGGGTTAAATAACCCCTCTTTTTTTATGAGTGAACAAGATTTAAAATATTTATTAGCAACATATCAACAAAAGTCATTTGATTTATTTTCTCAATCAATTGCAAATGATGCAAAGATCCGACAGTTGAACGATTTAATCGAGTCTTTGAGTACTAAATTAAAACAGCAGGAAGAAGAGATATCAAAATTAAAACAAAAACCAAAAAGAACCTCAAAGACAGAAAATGGTGATTATGAATAATATCAATAAATAATAAAAATACTCAATACATATTGAGATTAAGGTATATACCATCAAAATATAATGGCAAATTCAAAAGTAAAGTTTAAAAGGTCTTCTGTATCAGGAAAAGTACCGTCGTTATCTAATTTAGAGTTAGGAGAATTAGCTCTAAACACATTTGATGGAAAGTTATTTACTAGACAAGATACCTCTGGAATAGGTATTGGTACTACTGTAACTTTATTAAATCCTTGGCAAGAAACTTATGGTGGTGGATCAATTAGTTATGATGGTGATGTAGCAGTAGGAGATATAATTCCAACGCAAAAACTTCATGTTGATGGAAATTTAAGAGTCACTGGTGCATTTTATGATTCTGGAAATAATTCTGGAACAAATGGATATGTTCTTAAGTCAACAGCAACAGGGACTGATTGGGTAGATCCCACAACAGTTGCTGGTCTTCAAGGAATTCAGGGTATCACTGGTGTTCAAGGAATTCAAGGGATACAAGGAATTCAAGGTCCTGGTGGTTTAGAAACAACCGATGCACAAGGTACTACTGGTGCTCAAGGAACAACAGGTGCACAAGGTACTACTGGTGCTCAAGGAACAACAGGTGCACAAGGTATTCAAGGTATTACTGGTACTCAAGGGACAACTGGTGTACAAGGAATTCAGGGAATAACAGGAGCTCAAGGAATTCAAGGTATTACTGGAGCACAAGGAACAACTGGTGCACAAGGTACTCAAGGAATTCAAGGTGTTACTGGTGCACAAGGTACTACAGGAGCACAAGGAACAACTGGTGCACAAGGTACTCAAGGAATTCAAGGTGTTACTGGTGCACAAGGTACTACTGGAACTCAAGGTATCCAAGGAAGACAAGGTATTACAGGAGCACAAGGTACTACTGGTACACAAGGAACCACAGGCACTCAAGGTATTCAGGGTATTACTGGTCCAGTAGCAGGATCAGCAAATCAAGTTGTTTATAAAGATGCATCAAATAGTCCTACTGGTTCTAGTAGATCTGGTATTGGTACTGTAGGAATTGGTACTGTTATTGATATTGTTCATTATGATAATTTAAATTCAGGAACATTATCTTGGGAGGGTTCTGCTGGTCAGTTATTCTCCATTACAAATAACCTGACTTCTGGTAGTATCTTCTCTGTTAATGATGTTTCTGGTATTCCTTCGATTGATGTTGATGCTGACGGAACGGTTCTTATTGCACCTTATGGAAGCACTGAGTATGTTGGTATTGGAACCACTAATCCAACAGCGAAGTTAGATGTCAATGGAACCGTCAAGGCAACAGACTTTAATACGACATCAGATCAGAAACTAAAAACTAATCTCCAAACGATTGAGAATTCACTTGATAAGATTACTCAAATTCGTGGTGTGAATTTTGAGTGGAAGGAAAACAATAAACCTTCTGCTGGTGTCATCGCACAAGAAGTTGAGAAGGTTCTTCCAGAACTGGTCAATGGAGAAGACACCAAGACTGTAAATTATAATGGTCTCATAGGTCTTCTGATTGAGGCAATTAAGGATCAGCAAAGTCAAATAAATAGTCTCAAAGAGGAAATAAAAAATCTCAAATAAATTACTGTGAATTTTTGAAATGAAC